AACGGTGGAAGCCTACGACAGTGCAACGGTGAAAGCCTACGGCAGTGCAACGGTGAAAGCCTACGACAGTGCAACGGTGGAAGCCTACGGCAGTGCAACGGTGAAAGCCTACGACAGTGCAACGGTGAAAGCCTGCGGCAGTGCAACGGTGAAAGCCTACGGCAGTGCAACGGTGGAAGCCTACGACAGTGCAACGGTGAAAGCCTACGGCAGTGCAACGGTGGAAGCCTACGACAGTGCAACGGTGAAAGCCTACGGCAGTGCAACGGTGGAAGCCTACGACAATTCCTACGTAGAGGATTGTACAGGTAATGTCCGACCTCAATCCGGTTATGCAATAGTCAAAGATTACCATAGCCATAAGATATATATCAAAAAAGGAAATTTTGAAATCATAGAGGTTTGACCTATTCCAGCCGCAGAAAAGGTCAGAGCTATTACCGTACTAAAAGCCGTGAGAGAAGCGAAGTGCGCACCGCTTCCCTTTAACCTTGTGCGGGCGGTTTAAAAACATAAGACAATGAAAGATGAACTGGAAGAACTGTACAAAGAACTGAACGAGGTAAAAGCCTGCGATTTGGACTATCTTCCCAAGTATGGGTATTCCTCAAAAGAAGAAATCATTCAGCTTATAGAAGAAGACATCGAGGAATTGCGCACGGAACTCGAATGCAGTCAATATGACTACACGCCTGATGAACTCGAAGATGAAAGGATAATGCTTTGCGTCAGTCAGGGATTATCAAGATATTGTTGAATTTAAAACTTATAATATTATGGGATTAGAAAATTATGAAGTGCTTCCGGTAGAAGCGCAGGATGTACAAATCATACAGGTTGATGCCGTTGAACGTGCCAATGTTGACAGCCAAGTGGCGACAGCCAAACAATATCCAAGAAGTATTAAAAGGTGCGTTGACAATTCTATTGCTATGGCAACAATGGATGTTGATACAGCTCAAAGTTGTGGATATGCGTTGCCTCGTGGCGGAAAACCTATTACAGGTCCGTCCGTTCACCTTGCAAAGATTATTGTATCTAATTGGGGCAACATGAGAACAGAAGCTAAGGTAGTTCAAATTACCGACAAGCAAATAATCAGTAGAGGAACCTGCTGGGATTTGGAAGCGAACGTAGCTTCTGCCTTTGAAGTGAGAAGAAGTATTGTAGGTAAAAATGGAAATAAATTCAGCGATGACATGATTACTGTTACTGGAAATGCCGCAAATAGCATTGCATACAGGAATGCGGTATTTGCGGTAGTACCTAAAGCAGTTGTTGAAAAAGTATATAAGGCTGCGCAAAAGTTTATCACAGGTGACTTGTCTGATGAAGAAAAAATAATCAAGAGAAGAAAAGGAGCAATAGACTTCTTGTTTGACGAATACGGAATTATCGAAGAAGAGGTAATCAAGCTATGCGGCAAGCAAACAATCAATCAGATTAAAGCGAATGAAATCGCGTTGCTTCTTGGTATTGTGCAGTCGCTAAAAGATGGAGATACTACCGTTGATGAACTTATGAAGCCAATCAGGGAAAGCAAGGAATCAAAAAAGGAAGCAATGAAAAAAGCTGTTGAGCAAAATGATTGAGCAAGGTTCAAAGGAGTGGTTTGTCTCCCGGTTGGGTTACTTTACAGGAAGCCGCATAGGCGACCTCATGACAAGTGGCAAAAAAGGCGAACTTTTTGGAAAGACTGCCATGTCATATATCTATGAAATTGCGTCAGAAAGAAACCTTCTTCCCAAATATATTGAAGATGATTACTACTTCGAGATATACCAGCAGCAAGTAAGTTTCAGCAATAAATATACTGATTGGGGGCATGAGATTGAAGACTTCGCAGCCGAACGTTACCAGCTCGCCACAGGTTTCGAACTTGAAGAGTGTGAAAGCATACAGCATCCTATAATACCTTACTTTTCCGCTTCTCCCGACCGTACAGCAATCAAAGGCGGGATGAAGAAAGTGGTGGAAATAAAGTGCCCTTTGCCTAAAACATTCATGGAATACATGGCAGAGGTTAAGGATAACGACACCCTGAAAGCGGTCAATCCTAAATATTTTCATCAAATACAGGCTGAAATGACTTGTACAGGATTAGACAGAGCCGATTTTGTTGCTTTCTGCCCGTTTCTGAAACATAACATGCACATCGTAGAGATAACAAGGGATGATATAGTAATATCGGAATTCGAAAAGCGCATAACTGAAGCAAACAAAATTATTAATCAAATACTGAATAAGAAATGATTTTAACAGGAAGCATTTGTCTTAGTGACATTCCCCGTGAGCAAATGAAGAAAGTAGTCTGCAAAGACGGGAAAGAGAGAATTTATTTAAATGTGGCGGTTATCGAACGCAAGGAGCCTTCACAGTTTGGGCATACCCATTTTATTACGTGCGCCCCCAAACAGGAAGAGCGCAAAGAGGGGACACAATATATTTTTGGAGATTTCAAGGAATATAGGCCTGTTCAGAGCAGTCCAACGCCGGAACAAGTTGCGGAAGCTCCGGGATTATCCCCGCAAGATGATTTGCCATTCTAAAATATTATGCAATACGACCTATCCAACCCACTCCACAAAGAACAGTTCAAAATACGATGCAACCATCTATTCTCAAAGGGCTGCATTGTGGAACTGACGGAAAAGAAGCCTAAAAGGACAACGCAGCAGAACAAATACCTGCACACTCTTTTAGGCTTCTTCGCTTGTGAGACCGGGAACACACTGGAATACGTAAAACAGAACTATTACAAGAAGCTGGTAAATCCTGCAATATTTACCCGTAGGATTAATGATAAGTTTTTGGGAGAAGTGGAAGTTTTACGTAGTTCCACTGATTTAGATACGGCGGAAATGACTACGAGCATTGAGCGTTTTCGCAATTGGGCGAGTGCCGAATGCGGTGTCTATCTGCCAAGCCCTGATGAAGAGAGGTTATTGCAATTAATGGAGATTGAAATAGACAGAAACAAAACTTTTATTTAAAATAGAAAATTATGCATACATGGTTTGAGTGTAAAATCCGTTACGAGAAAACAATGGAAAACGGAATGAACAAGAAAGTTACCGAACCTTATCTGGTAGACGCACTCAGCTTTACAGAAGCGGAAGCGCGCATCATTGAAGAAATGACGCCGTTTATTTCCGGTGAGTTTACCGTATCGGATATTAAACGGGCGAATTACAGTGAACTCTTCCCTTGCGAAGAAGATGCTGCCGACCGTTGGTTCAAATGCAAACTGGTTTTCATCACATTGGATGAAAAAAGCGGTGCGGAGAAGAAAACATCTACTCAGGTACTGGTACAAGCCGCCGACCTGCGCGACGCAGTAAAGAAACTGGATGAGGGTATGAAAGGTACAATGGCCGACTATCAAATTGCGTCGGTAGCAGAAACCTCTATTATGGATGTATATCCGTATGATCCAAAGGAAACTGAAGGTGATAGTAATACGGAAGTATCCCGATTTATCAATAGATTCCCAGAGGGTCAGTGTACAGAGGTCACAATTGGCGGCAAATCGGTCATCATCGATAAAACCGGAAATAAACCTAAAGTCATTCCAAACGGAAGTATAGAAAGTGAGGCTAAAAATGAATGATTATATCCCGGATTGGTATATCCCTAATAAATAACCATAATTATTAACTAAACGCCCTCTGCTCACGCAGAAGTCCCGTGAAAGGTTCGGGTTAAGTGAAATCAGCTAACAGTTAACTATCCCGGTGTGGCTTGACCGCCTATCCGGGAGCAATTTGTTAACCTGCCTGCCCGGTCTGTGAAGATATGGCGGGCAAACGGGGAATATGGTAGCGTTGAACGTATTGGATGGTTATTCTTTTTGATTGCCAATTAGTATTAGTTATTCATGAGTTTATTATCATCTACCATCCAGCAAAACAACGTGCTCTGTTCGATTCGGAGCTTCCCACTAAATATAACTTATCATGAAACTTACAATAACCAAATCCGAAGGTGCAATTCTGATGAAGCTTTTGAAAGACCGGAAGACCGACATTCTTAATGCAAATGGTGACAGCAAACAATGCGAGGTACTTAGCAAGTTAAGCAAGAAGATTGCAAGACAGGTGAAAAAATCCTACAAGACATGAAGCCTTACGTAATAACCTCTGCGGTTCTTATTACCTATGATGGAAAGAAGATACCGTTAGAGCGTATAAGAAGCGAGATAATAACCCGACCTATCCAGTTGACTAAGGAGAGGATACTTGATGCTTTCTCCACGATGAGGGATAAACCGGTGGATGTGGAACTTAAAATAAAGTATATATGAGACATTTAGAAGATAATCTCCAAAAATCTATAATTAAATATTGGGACTTGAAATATCCTAAATGGGAGAAACGGCTTGCTTGTGTTCCCAACGGAGGAAAGCGCAACGCCATTGAAGCCGCAAAATTCAAGCAAATGGGCGTTCGGGCTGGATTCCCCGATTTAATTCTCCTTATCCCCAACAAGTTCTATCCATTTTGTGGAATAGAATTGAAGATAAAGACTGGCAGGCAATCTGAACATCAGAAAGAATATCAGAAGGAGTTTGAAAGTATTGGCGCTAAATATGTCGTTGTCCGGTCACTTGATGAGTTTATAAAAGTTGTAAACGATTATTTGAAAGATGTATGACAATGGCAAAAGATAGCTTTATAATATATAAGTCTTTCTACAAACCTATATCAAGATTATCAGACAAACAGCTTGGACGATTATTCCGTGCAATTTTCAAGTATCAACTTGGCGAGGAGGTTACGGTAGAGGAGGACATTGAAATGGCATTTGGTTTCTTCATCAATCAATTTGAGATAGACGAAACTAAATATCATGGCATTGTCGAGAGAAACCGGAACAACGGGCGTAAAGGTGGTGCTCCGATTGGGAATAGCAACGCAAAATCGAAACAACCCAAACAACCCAGTGGGTTAAATTCAACCCAAACAACCCAAAACAAGCCTAATGAAAATGATAATGAAAATGATATAGAGAAAGAATCTCCTAACGGAGATAAGAAAGCGATTCCCAAAAACAAGGAAGTTGATTTGTCTTTTGTTGATGAGGGTTTTAAAGATGCATTTAGGGAATGGCTTGGATATAAGCGCGAGCGAAGGGAAAGCTATAAATCTGACAAGTCGCTAAAAATGTGCTATAATCATCTATTAGAGTTAAGTGACAACAATCCCCAAAAAGCAAGATATATTGTTGAGCAATCAATTGCAAACAACTATTCCGGATTATTTGAACTAAAAAATTATGGAAAGAATCGGAAACCTGATACTGAACCAGACAAAAGCTCCGCCGGTATCAAATCAATTGTCTTCGGCAAACAAAGCTAATCAGAAACAATGGAGCAAGGAACAGGCTGATATGTACTGGCGCAACCAACTTGTAATTTCTATGAAATCCATTTCACCGACCTTTACAATTGATGACAGCAACCGCCAACTGTTGAAAGCTCTTTATCAATGGATATGGGGAATGCCTGGAATACTTGATTTAGATAAGGGACTGTTATTACACGGTTCTATCGGGGTAGGCAAATCCACTTTACTGAAAGGGTTACAGAATTATGCGGCGAAAATTGCCCGCTATTGTATTGGTGGTGCGGATGCCGGATTGACCTTTCAATTTACCAGCGCTGCCGAGATTGCCTTACAGTTTGCCGAGAAGGGAATTGCCGGGTTAAACCAATACACAGACAGGTCATGTATGCACAATCTTGCCATTGACGAAGTAGGTAGGGAGCCAATGGATGCCAAGCACTTCGGTACAGGCATCAATGCCATTCAGACCGTTTTGCAACTGCGCTATGAGCAGAGATATTGTTTCTACACCCACATGACTACCAATCTTGACCCGAACACGGAGTTTTCCGGGCGGTATGGGGATTATATTGCCGACCGGGTTAAAGAGATGTTCAATGTGGTTAAAATTGAAGGTAAAAGCCGAAGATAGATGGCAAAGGAAAAAGAACCCCTCTCCCCCGTCCACTGCCACCAATGCTCATACGCCAAAGACTTTATCGGAAACTCATGCCTCTGTAAGGCTAAAGGTCATAGGGTATGCGCATGTGACAGGTACGGAAGGATATGTGGATGTTATGTTAAAAAATAATTTATACACGATTATGAAATCACTCAAAGAGATACTTAAAAGTTTAGAGGGTCTATCCGATATAGAGATATTCGTGATAGACCTTTTTTGTGGCGCAGGAGGTCTGTCTGAAGGTGTGGAAGAAGCTCGTTTGAATGGCAGAAAATGTGCTAAAGTGGTATGTTGTGTAAACCACGATAAGAATGCCATCCTTTCACATGATGCCAACATTCCTGATGCACTTCATTTCATTGAGGATATTCGTACACTGGCGCTTTCACCGATAAATACTATTGTTGAACGTATCCGTGAATTATATCCTGATTCGATGATAATGCTTCATGCTTCTTTGGAGTGTACCAACTTCTCGAAAGCTAAAGGTGGTCAACCGAGAGATGCTGATAGCCGGACGCTGGCAGAGCATCTCTTCCGTTATATTGATGTTATAGACCCTGACTACATTCAGATTGAAAATGTAGAAGAGTTTATGTCATGGGGAGATATGGATGAGAATGGCAAGCCTATTTCAATGGATAAAGGACGCTTGTATCAGAAGTGGGTGCGCAATGTGAAGAAGTACGGTTACAATTTCGAGCACCGCATCTTGAACGCTGCCGACTATGGGGCATACACCACACGAAAGCGATTCTTTGGCATCTTCGCCAAGAAAGGGTTGCCTATAGTATTCCCCGAACCTACTCACTGTAAAGGTGGTAGAAATGATATGTTCTCCAAAATGGAGAAGTGGAAACCGGTAAAGGAGGTGCTTGACTTCTCCGATGAGGGGAGCACCATTTTTCGAGAAAAGCCTTTGTCAGAGAAAACCCTTGAACGCATCTATGCAGGATTGATAAAGTTCGTAGCTGGTGGTAAGGATTCCTTTCTTTCCCGCTACAATACCGTCCGACCGCAAGATACTTGCAAGTCAGTTGATGAGCCATGCGGAGTACTGACTACTGAAAACCGTTTTGCGAAAGTACAAGTAAGTTTCCTCTCCAAACAATTCAGCGGACACCCCGACAGCAAGAATGTATCGGTGGAAGAGCCGGCAGGTGCCATTACCTGTAAAGACCACCACGCTTTTGTATCGGCTTACTACGGGAACGGGCATAATCATTCAGTGGAACTTCCTGCACCTACGGTTACGACAAGGGATAGGTTGGCGTTGATAGATAGTCAATTCATGTGTTCCTACAATTTCAATGATGCAGGAAAGGACATTAACGAGCCATGCCCTACGCTTCTGACGAAAGACAGGCTTTCCCTTGTATCACCGAGATTCATCGCTAACGAGTATTCGGGTGGTGGGCAGCATACAAGCATTAACGATGTGTGCCCGGCAATCCTTACCAATCCCAAGCAGAAGTTGATAACGTGCCAGCCGTGGATAATGAACACAGCTTTCTCCAATGTCGGAAGTAGTATAGAAGAACCGTCCCAGACCATTACAGCCAATCGCAAATGGCACTACTTGATGAATCCACAGTTTAACAGTGCAGGAGGTTCCGTTGATAATCCCTGCTTCACGCTCATAGCCCGTATGGATAAGATGCCGCCCTACTTGGTGGCAACAGAGAGCGGACAGGTAGCCATTGAAATCTACGAAACAGACAGCCCCATGATCCGAAAAATAAAGGAGTTCATGGCATTGTATGGCATAGTGGATATTAAGATGCGTATGCTTCGTATTCCCGAACTGAAACGCATCATGGGATTCCCAGAAGATTACGTATTGGTAGGTACACAGGCAGACCAAAAGAAATTCATTGGCAATGCCGTAGAGGTGACACAGGCAAGGAAGAATACCGAAGCGCTCTGTGAGAAGTTAAGAGAATTGAGATTGAATAAATTAAATGAGGTAGCATAATGGAAACTGAAAAACTCATATTAGATGCTTGTTGTGGTAGCCGGATGTTTTGGTTCGACAAGCAAAATCCAAACGTTTTGTTCGTGGATAAACGCTCTGAAACAGTTACGGCAAAGGACAGAGATAGGGTAAGAACCATAGAAGTGAAACCGGATATTGTGGCCGACTTTACCAATTTTCCATTTGAAGATAATTCCTTCTACATGGTAGTATTTGACCCACCGCATCTGAAAACACTTGGTGAAACCTCATGGATGGCAAAGAAGTATGGTAAACTACCCAAAGATTGGCAATCGCTTATACATGACGGATTTACCGAGTGTATGCGCGTCTTGAAGCCTAACGGTACACTCATATTCAAGTGGAATGAAAGCGAAATAAAAGCCGCGGAAGTTTTGTCCGTTATTCCGTTCAAACCACTTTTTGGACATACTACCGGTAGGCAGAGTAAAACAATATGGATGTGTTTCATGAAAAATGAAGTATTGAATTATGCCAATAAGTGAAGTATATAACTGTGATAGAATGGATTTTCTATCTAAGTTTCCAGATAAGTTTTTTGATTTGATAATAGATGACCCACCCTATGGAATTGGAGCGGATAATCCTTCTGCCAAGCCTAATACTGTAAAACAAAGGAATGGCAGTATATTGTCTGTTAAACAATCTGTCTATCCTAAATCCGATTGGGATTCACGAGTTCCGCCACCAGAGTATTTCGATGAAGTAAAAAGGGTTAGTAAAAATCAGATAATATGGGGAGTAAACTACTTTAATTATGATTTTACTGGTGGGCGCATTGTTTGGGATAAGCTAAACGGAAAGTCCGATCAATATGATTGTGAAATAGCTTACTGCAGTATAAATAACAGAACAGACCTTGTATATTGCATGTGGAGAGGAATGATTCAAGGCTCTTATTGCGGTAAGGATTTATCTAAGGCAATCATCCAGCAAGGAAATAAAAATCTGAATGAAAAACGCATTCATCCATGTCAAAAACCGATAATCTTATACGCATGGTTACTCAAGCAATATTCCCAATCCGGATACAAGATTGGAAGTCCTCATATGGGCAGTCAGAGCGATAGGATTGCTGCCTATAAACTTGGGTTTGATTTCTGGGGATGCGATAAAGACAAACACTACTTTGAAGCGGGTAACATTCGTTTTCGTCAAGAGTGTTTCGGTGAGACAAAAACCGGGAAAGGAACTTTGGTGCAGACAAGTTTATTTTGAAAAGCAAAATTAGTATGATACAAAGTATTGGCGCATTTAAGTACTGGCTCCGGATACACGGCTATCGCTTGGAGTGGTTCGGTACTGGAACAAAAAATAATCCGATAAAGGTTAAATCAAAAAGAAAGTAATATGAAACAGACAGTAGAAGAAGCAGCAAAGACTTTCAGCAATCATTTAACTGTAAGTAATGTAGTTAAAAACTTAACGGAATTAGCTTTCAAAGCTGGTGCAGAATGGCAGGCAAAGCAATCTCCGTGGATAAGCGTTAAGGAACGGTTGCCGGAAAAGGATGGGTATTACCTTGTTACTGACGGGGTTAATATTGTTATAGCTTATTTCTTTAAATGCTGGGATAGGTTTGCAAAATATGAGAGCTATCCGCATCCATTTTATGAAGAAGGGGTAATAAAGGCTTATATGCCCATCCCCTCTTTCGACTAAATCCTCGAAGCCAATAAAAATGTGTTACAGCGATTAAAAGAGAAAGGAGATTAATTATGGAGCGGGAAAATGATTTTAAGATAAAGAATATTCTTGATTCTTTAGAAGAAAAGGTCGATAATGGTAAGATGACAATCAGGGAAGCGGCAATTGAATTGTATAAAGCTGGTTGGACTAACTTTATAGATGTCGACGCTACTAAGGTGTTGCTAAAATTAGGGGAATAGCTATGGAAGTAAAAAACGGAATAATAATTAATGGTGAGCTTCACGAGGCAATTGGAACAAGTGTTTCAAATATCTCCTGCCGTGCTTGCTCTTTGTATAATAGATGTGCAGAAACAAACTACTCAATATGTTTTGCCGATTTATTTAGATGTAGTGGTTTTGTCAATCGCGGTAAGGCAACTGTTAGATTTTCTCGTGAGACGCCCGAAAATACTGGGAGTATTTATCGTAATGGAGTAAAGATAGAAAAGGAGAAGTAACCATGACCGAAGAATTTATAATATTTGAAACGGCAAAGCTATTGAAAGAAAAGGGCTTTGATTGGAAGTGTGAACGTACGATAGATTGCAATGAAATTATTAGAAAATACGACTATCCGCAAAGTATGTCATGCTGTACAGAAATAAATGGCGAATTAGTTGAATTTTTGTGTCCAACATTATATGTAGTCCGAAAGTGGCTACGTGAAACCAAGAAGCTACACGTTGAAGTATCCTATATGCATGGGGATTATTGGATATACGATATACTAACAATACCGAACCATGATTTAGTGGGATTATCCGACAGGCCTTTAGTGCATTATAAAAGCTATGAGGAAGCACTGGAAGCCGGCATGCAGGGTTCCATGACTTAGGAGCCCAATTAGTCGATTACATAAAGGAACATTGAACATGAAAAGCAATAAGGATGGATTATGAAACGTGAAATAAAATTCAGAGGGAAAAGTACCAACAATGGCAAATGGGTATATGCCGAACTGCACGCACTTGGCATGGATTTGTTTAATGAGTGCGTAAACGAAGATACTATCGGGCAGTTCACGGGATTACGAGATAAGAACGGAACGGAAATTTATGAAGGGGATATTGTCCGTATGAGTTATGTTGCTGAAATTTGTACCGATGATGACTGCTATGAAGAAGAAGGCAAATATGTTGGAGTTGCTGCGATAACTGCAAACAAAGGTGTCTGTCTTAATCCTTGTGTAAAAAATGGGCTCTACAATACCAAGTATAAACCGTTGTCCGCTTATAGGAGTGAGGTGATAGGTAATATTTACGATAACCCTGATTTGATAAAATAGTAAAAGTAATGAAAAGAATACCATATAACACTTCTGATTCTGACATTTTTCCCCGTATTGCCAAAGTTGCCAAGAATGGCACTTTTGATGGAATGGAAATGACAGACTATTTTGAAAATTGCCGTTGGTTTGTAGAAAGGTACGATTGTATTATAATCTTAACCCGTGATGTTGGGTATCATTCTTCCGGTTGGTGGAAGAACCCGGATTATGAGCGGTGCTATCATTTATCCATTTCCTTTCCCAGTGGATTAAACCGCAAAAAGTTGGAATATATTTTGGAAAAGTTCTTTGGTAATAATCGCCGTTTATTGTGGTGTGAAGCTCCATACAGTGAACAGGGAAAACGGAATGAAGTATATCATTACCGCTTGTTTTGTGATAAAAATTGGCAACCAATAATGCCACGTGGAGAAGTCTATTCCAAACAGTTTACTGAATTGGGATGGAAATCATTTTCCGAATTACATAACCGATAATCAAAATGAACAGACTAGAACACATCGCCACAATTGATTACTGCTACTGGCGATTGGGAAAATTGAATGAGGCTCTTTCCAAGCCTAAATCGACTATGGAGCAGTTGGTTGATAAAGCCTGCGGTTATAATGAAGTAGAAGAAGTGAAAAAGAAAGCTATACCCCTTTTGGAACAGATTATTGAAAGCAAAAAGGCTATCGGTGCAGATTATTCGGGAGATAGTGAGTTCCTTGATAAATTGAAAAAGAGGCAATGAATAAAAAGGGATGCCTGTACATCCCCACAAAACAGCATTACGCCACTTTCTTACTATCTACCAAGAAAGAAAAGTATTTGGAATGTTTTGGGTAAATCTGCTTACCGTTCCTTATGATATAGCGACAGAAAATACGAGTTTTGCCGTTTTCATCTTGCGTTTTAACAGTCATATAATACACCTCCTTTCCGTTTTGCCTACCAACCTGTATTAGCAGGCTTCAAGCTGCACCCTGTAAAGTGCAACTAAAAAAGCCCAAAGCTACAGGACATTGGGCTTAAATGTCTTTCTCAATGAGAACGGACAAGAAAGGTGACGAATTACAGTTCGTCGGATTGGAGGTGTTATACTCCTGTTAAAACGCGGTACAAATATAAGCTTTAACCTAATAACGGGTAACTTTATTAACGATTTTAATAGTCAGATTAACACATGAGCAAACTTTATAAATTCACCCTATTCGGGAAGCCAGTCCTAATCGGATGGTTCTCCCATGCAGATAAATGGTATCATAATTTAGTATAATATATTGAACATGAAAAACAAAATCATAGCGAGCGTTATAGCAGCACTGTTCCTGCCTATGCTTATTTCCCTACATTGGGCTGTCACCCGGTTTTTGTCGGTTAGAATTGTATTATCAATCGCAATGATGGTCGCCATAATTGTTGTGACATACAAGCTTTCCAAACTTTTACTTGACGAATATTCTGAAAAGCGTAAAAGACCATGAGAAAAGCAGACAGAATAATCAGAGACAGACATTCCCGCATCCCGGACAAATACAAGAAGATTGACACTACGGTCAACGGGAATGCGGAAAGCCTTGCCGAACAACACAAGGAAGTGGAAAGAAGGCTGTTTCCTCTACGCCTTAACAAGACTACCGTTATCTATGTCACAACAGACAAGCAAAACGAAACATATGCTGCGAAAGCACGTAAACGGATGGGGATAGCAGAGCCTAAGAAAACGTTTGTAGACCCGCTTTCGGAAGAGAACATTACCAAGTTGTACAAGGAAGAAAACATACCACCCCGCAGAATGGCAGAAATGCTGAATGTAAGTGTAAGAACGATATATCTAAGGTTGGCTAAGTATGGACTTACAAAAGTGAAATGAAGATAGCAAGTTTATAAACACAACGATATAACCCTTGCCAAAACAGCAAGCGGTATTACCCAATGGACAGCCCGTTCAAGGCGTTCTAAACGTTCCATTGGATAACCCGGAAAAGGCGGCAATAGTCCATATAAAGGACATTGTCCGCCAATTCAAGCAGTTCGTCTATGTAATCCCTTTTTCGCATCACGTTCAAGTTTTCTACGTTGTTTACGATTTATGCCGTTTGCTGCGGCGAGACTATTCAGTGTCTCCTTCTGTTCGGGAGAAAGCATGCTATATACTTCTTCCCGTGATTTGCCTGATAAGATGGCTTGTACTATTTCCCACATAAGCTACGTCTGCAATGTTCACACAAAAATTTCTTTGCTACCGGAAACATCTTCTGCCCCACATACCCACTAAGATACTGTGCCTCTTCCCCGTACGGGTCGATGCCAAATGCACGTGAGATATGCCGGCATAGATGCCCCTTTTCATGGTCGAAAGAGTTCTGAAACTCTTCCGGCGAAGAAGTAAGAGCAATAACCATTACGGTCTCTCTGTTCCGGATATTGGAATAGGTGATGCCTGTGTTCAGATTACATGCGCGCATGTTCTTATAGGCATTCACCAAATCATTCGATTGACTGGAATTTCCGTCTCCTGCGAGACGAGATTGATTGTTTCGGCAAAGATTTCTGATTTACACATAGTTTTTCTGAATTTTATATTTATCTTTGCCCTGCCACATAAAATATTTGATTCTATACGAACAAAGCACAAGATACCGTGTTGAAGATATTTAAGCCTCCAACGTGCGGTATCTTATGCTTTTTCAAATTTTTATGTGGCAATAATTATTTGAACGTTGGGGGCTTTCTTTCCACTCTAAGCCCCCGAAAGAGCGCCAGCTTAAGCCGACTTCTACATCGTTAATTTCTTTCTTACCATACGAATAGATTATAACTTATTCCTACACCTACATACAAACCACCCGGATACCCATACCCAGCCTGCAACCCTAATCCCCAACGCTTCTTCTTCGGTTTGATAGCGACCGGATGATAGATGTCGTTCGTCACAGTCTGATAAACCGTCTTCGGATATACAGTCATACTATCCAACCGAGGGTCTACATATCCGCTCACCACCGCACGATACAGACTATCTTCATACACAACCCGTTTGCGATGAAGCAAGGTATCACCTATCCGTATAGTATCATTCGGCAATATCTGCCAAAAAACGGCTATCGGTGCAGAGATAAGAACCGTATCAAGTTTGACAACTGTCTGTATCTTCGTCTCGGTACGGATTTCCGTCGATTGCTGTTCGAGAGGACGGAACCAAGCCGCTACACAAGCGATTACCAGCAATACAACTAATATCCACGGTAACTTTCTCATATCTTTTTCCAATTATCCTTTAACCAAGTGATTTCACCTTCGGTAAAGCTGCGGTTGGCGATGATGATTTTGCCATGGCAGCCGATATACTCTCCTTTCAACTGTCCACCTATAAGCAATATATCGCCATCTGATGAAGTGCCCACACCAATAATTTTTCCGTTATAAGATTGCTTTGTCTGGTAAGTTATACCACTCTTACCTATTAAATCATCAATGTTAGTGCTTTTTGAAAATGAAAATGTTTCACTACCTAATGAGGCGTTGATTTTCTCAAAAACAAATGCACAATTAGGCCAAATATTACCTTTAGTAATAAATACTCGATTGCCCTCATTCTCAAACCACGTCCTATCCGCCATCACCGTGTAATCTTCCAATATAGGGAAACCGTAGCAGACGGCGTACATAGTGCCGTCGTAGCAGAGCTGGTTGGGGTAGTCAGGGAGTTGAGTAAAGCAAACATTATCTTGACAAAGGTCATTACAGACAATACCAACTCCAGTATTAGTTTCTACACTATAACTCATTGGCAATTCATAGATGCCGTCTTCATTTATAGCAATATCTACACCTCTATTCCCATTTTCATCATACCAACGATAAGTAAAATTATCATTAACTATTCCTTTTACTTCTACTTTAAAAGCTGGAATATCACTAAGGCTGGTGAACTGAAATAACCAACCTGCTGGATGTCCTGCTAATGAACAAATTTTATCATCTTGTCTTTCTGTATATGGTAAATATGCTGAATTAATACGTAAGTCAGAAAGAAAGTCAAATTTATACACTCCCATTCCGCTATTCAGCTTCCCCTTACCACCATACAAATAGGCGTGGTTGCCGTTGCCGCTAAAATCTTTTAGGATTGACGTAGGGAGCTGGGTGATGGTGATATTACATTCACCTACGAAATTGGTATATATGCCATAGCTTTTTAAACCTTCTTCCCATTCAAGTGTATATACACCATCCTTATCGGCTTCTAAAATGAGTTCTCCATAATCAAACCCAAACTTAACGTGCTGCCCTTCTTGCAATCCTCTAATTAAAACCTTAAAATCATAGGGCTTTATAGGAGAATATATAAGCGCGGTTTTTTGTGATACATTTGTAAGGGCTAATGAATTAGAAGTTAGAGAGCCTGTATATTTTTCCGGGGAATTATTCCATTTCTTAAAGTCTTCCGTGTATGCTTCAATCACATCATAGTTAGTCATACCTTGCGAAGCAGGGTCATAGATAGCCTTGATTGATTCTTTTAAATCTTTCGGCCATACAAGGCCACCGCCCGAAGCAGAGGGGAAACCGACAGACGGTATCCCGATAGTAGGCAAGCCGATTACGGGGATAGTGATGTTGGGGATAGTGATTGGGTTCATAGGCTATTCCTCTTTAATCATCTTAGCTTCTAATACTTCGGTAGCACTTCTGATTGTAATGTTTATACCATTCGCTATCCCTACGATACGAAATATTACATTAGGCGCACCGCTATTCTGGGATGCATTGGGGTAAAGAGGAACAGGCTCCAAATCATCGATTCCCGCAAAGGCGGTAACTAAGCCGCCCTTATTCTTTATCTGTATGGTAACGGGATTGCCGTCGCTGACAAATGTTGCGTAATATGCGTTCTCGTTTTCGTTCTTTTCAAATGATAAAATTTCTGCTGCCATGATGTTTACTTTTTAGAGTTTCAATACTTGGTTCCTGTTGCCTTCCCTTCGGTGGCTGACGTGTACCCATGAGAAGTTTTCCTCATCAATGACCTGGTCGAAGGGAAGCTTCAATTCTTGTATAAGATTGAACAGCCTTTTGTTCTCTTTCGGGGTATTCGGAGTACCGACAATATCAGCAGCACATCCATTGCAATTTCCTTGTATAGAGACCTTCCCGTTTCTCCTTACTATCACGGTTGTGTTTACGTTATTTGCGCACCACACAATACCATCATAATCGACCCATTGATAATCTGTTTCTTTCAGTCTTGTTTCGCTACGGTTATCGCAAATACTAAACATGTAAGCCTCCTTGCTCGTTCCGCATTTGCCTTTTATCACATATTTGCTTTGGGACTTTACACTACACACGCTTCGCATACCGCTTAACACACACATACCATGAATCGTGTCTCTGTTTTTATCCGAAACCGTAGTTATAGAAAAATTAGCGTTACCCTCTCGTTCATCTCTATGTCCATCAAAAAATGCGTATTCATATAACAGTTCCTTCTGCTGCCATCCTGGCAACAACCAAAGCCACCTCGGAAGTATTTTATCCTCACCAACCATTTCAAATATGGGTTTCGAATCGGTTGAGTTAATCCAAAAAGTCAAAGCTCCGTCTTTTCTAAGCTTTGTCTTTATCGGGATGTTAATCTTATTTAGAAGCTCTGCAACACGTGTGATTTTACGCTCTTTTTTAAGATTAAACCCAATACCATGAAAACGCCTATTTCTAATATGTAAAAAACCATCAGACACAATAGCCATCACAAGCCTTAACATATCCATGCTGTCAGCCATGTCAATAACACCCGGTGAATTGGAGGCGCACATAAACCATCTTCTTTTCCCAAAAATATCTTTGGCAAGTTCTATGTGGTATTTATCGTTGTTTGTTTTTAAAGAATCAAAATAAGCTTGCCCATTTTGGGTAATGCTTTTTGTATTTTTCTTGATGTATTTATGCGAGTCGTATCTTATAAACATTCTATGTCCATCGGTAACGCAAATATCAGCTATCTGATTATGTACGCGCATCATTTTCCCTGTATGTCGGTACATAATGAGTTCTGCAATAGGAACTACCTCGACTCTATTTCTATCCATTGAATAAGAAAATATAGTTTCCCCTTCACTTAACTCATAGTATTTTTTCCATCCATCAGTGGTCAGAAGCTCCGTTTCTTCATCAAAGCAATGGTCGCTTGTTTTAGAGCCGCCTACCGCCTTATTCAAAGCAGGACAACGGTATCCGCTTGTTACTGTGATAGGCTTGCCGTAAGCCTCTCTTAACGGGTCGAGAACATTGTCAACCAACGCTTGTGCATTGGGGAGCAGTTCTTTCGGCAGTCTGTTATCTATAGCTTTCTTATCAGCCGTTTCGCTTTTAATCAGTTCTGCAATTGTAAAGTATCTCATATTATTTCTCCTTTCTAAAGTATTTGTCATAAACCACACGAGCCACCCAGCCGACAACAGCGCCGACACCGAATGACACAACAGTAGTCAAGTTTACCCAAAACGGAGTGTAGTGCATGTAAAGCATTACTCCCACGATGATAGCGATAACAATCGCTGCGATAATCAATTTCTTTTTCATTTTGTTACTCCTTATCTTTAGTTATTATTTCACTCACATCTTCTTTCTCAACATCGAGTACTTTTTTACCGAATAGTCCTAATGCTTTTAGTAAGTTGAAATTATATCCTTTGGGCTTTAGAATGTTACTTATAATAGAGCAGAACTCTATAAAGCAGACAAACAGGCATGAATACACATCAATATTCCACTTGCTCCCGGAAGCGATGTTTATCATCACCACCATACATACAAAAGCGAAGTAAGTCACCATCTTACCCATAGTCCTGCGGATAGCACTGGAAAAGCGCGCTTCTTCGCCCATCAACAGGCTTTTCCTCACTCCAAATGCTAAGTCACACACTACGACTGAAAATGTCACTATCAGCCACGGTATCATGTGTTCCAATGACTGCATAATAAAGCTACTCGCTATTACCGAAAATCCCCCAGGTATGCTTTGGGTAATAATGTTATTCTGCATCTTATCGTTACTTTTACAATTATCCGTATCTTTGTGCCGTTCACAGCGGTATGTAATTACCGCTATTCCCGTTTTGCTCGTGAGAGTAGGACGGGATTTTTATATCTTGCCGTAATAGTGGAACCACGCTCCCCACTTCCGCTCTTTCAGATAGTTCGGATTGCCCTGATTCAGTTTGGCTTCCATCTCAAATGCGCTCGCTCGATAGGCGTTATTGTTTACCTTGCCGCCGCCTATCCGTTCGTCCGTAAACAGATGGTACACGAAGCTCACAAACCATTCCGCCAAATACAGAATGTAATAGAATAGCGGGATAAGGAGCAACCACCATGCGCTGACATAGAATGACAATAATACGGACGGGATAGCCGCTATCTCCATGCACTCGAAGAACTGTTTTTGATGGGTTTTCTCATGGCGAAACACGGTTTCTGATAACACGTTAAATTTGGTTAGGATGAAGCCGAAGAACATTATCGTGTGATAGCTGCCAAAGAGTATCAATTTGGCTAACTTGCTGTTGTAATAGATTGTTTTCATAATTTGTTATTTAAGTATCTATAACATTAGAATTATCCATTTATTTGAGTAATAATACATATATAAGTAGCTTTCACTTCACTATCTCCTGAGAATTGAATTTCAATCTGTCCATTAAAACTATAATTATCAACAATAGGAGTACCGTCATCATATCCATAAGATAGACTTCCGTCAATTGATTTAGAAGTGTCTGATAAGTCTAAGAAGACACTAATATTAGCATCAAAAGCTTTATATATTACTTCATTGGGTTGAAGTAATATAGGAACCATTCCACTATCCGCACTAAAGAAACCATCAAATACTTTATCAGAAGCATTAATAACAACAGTTTTACATGGAGCCGTATAATTATTGTCTATAATATTACTTACGCCCCCAAGAATTTCAGTACTACCCACAAACAGCCCAGCTCCCGCCGAACCAACTCTAAGATTACTATTTTCGTTACTCATAATTGTTGTTTTAATCGGTTACACAATATGCTGTATTGGCATCCTTAGAGCCAAGAGCCTCGTATTCAGCGGCGGTTTTCTTGGTGAGGGTGGTGAGGTTGTCACTACGAACAACATCTGTGATTACAATCTTATTCTCACTGCTTGTTTCCGATACATCATAATAGTATATATAGCAAGATTTTAATGTTGAACCGTAACCAAAAGTAAATAGCAATTCAAAATATCCATTTCCCGGTTCTGATAAACAATACTGAATATTTGCATTTATGATATATCCAAAATAATTTCCAGCTTCTTCATCGTAATGTCTTGCGCTAAACCTAAGACCTCTATATCTCCCTTCAGCGTAATTCTCAGCAAATGATATAAAATTGCCAAATAATTCGTTAACCAATCCTTGTACGGTTTCTCCTGTTATAACGGTGTTATTAATCCATTTATTGAGAATAGTACCGTCTACGTTTCTAACAAGAATTTTATCATCCACATACTTCTTCGTCGCCGGATGATAAGGCTTCGTAGGCGTATATTCGGTCTCATTGTTTTTAGTGAGCACATCTGACTTTTCTGGAACTTCCACCCAATCTCTATTTTTACGACCGTAGACGTTACCGTTAGAGGGGGCTTCGTAAATATGATTTAAAACCTGAGACGATTTGGTAGCAACTCCATCCGTGACTGTTACAACTAATTGGAAAGTCGTTTCTGTAATAATTGCCATCATAAAATTAGCATTATTAGCATCCGTATAGGTAGCCATCGCCATTATCGGAATATATACAAGTTTCATCCCTGATTCTTCGGGGATGTTTGCCACAACACATACAGTATCTTTATTGACGATGCTCTGACATATATCCATGAAAGCGTCTTTCCCACCAAAGGCATTAAATATCTCATCGGGTGTTGCTTGGTCGCTTAGGCTCATCACAGCAACAGGAATAACTACCACGTTCCCCGAACCGCCGCCCGCTATCTTCCCTTGATTAACCCAGCCGCCGTTTACCCATGCGTAGTAATCATAAGGGGCTTCCGTACCTACGGCCATGAACCCGTCAACTGCCGAACCGTCGGGAACGGCGGATTTCAAGGCTTCAAGGGTGGCGTATTCGCCGGAGACACGGAAAGAGCTTCCCGGTTTGCCCTTGCAATAAATACCCGTCTTGTCGAAGCTATCTGTTTCTTTGTTATACACATAGACATAATGGTCTGTTCCTATATAGGTCGGATTGTTGGCAACCTTTTCGGCATCTTGTGCGGCTGTATTAGCGGCTTCTGCTTTTTCTTCAGCATTTGATGCGGCGTTGTTTGCGGCTTCTGCTTTTTCTTCAGCATTTGATGCGGCGTTGTTTGCGGATTGAGTAGCTGCTTCCGCTTCTTCTTTTGCTGCGGTGGCATCGGATGCAGCTTGTGCCGCCAACTCTGCTTTCTCATTGGCGGTATTTGCGGCTGTCTGTGCTGCGGTGGCATTACTTTCTGCTTTATCGGCGGCTTCGTTTGCTTTATCAGCAGCTTCCAAAGCAGGAGCAACCAACAATTCAAGAGATGCTTTTACCACGGTAGGCACTTCTGTTCCGCTTGCCGGTTGATAGGCCGGAAGAGATGATATGTCATCCGTGCTTTCCGCATCCGGCACTTCATTAACCCCTATGGATTTAGCCATAAGACGGGCAACTATTTCTTGATAATCCTGTTCAGTCCAAGCCATAATTATTATTGTTTATCGGTTACTTCTTCCGGTTGATTGGCGATAGCACGGTTGAGTGTGTCAATGAAGAAAGGTTTGCAAAAAGTATTTGCATACTCCTGTATCAAAGTCACTTCCTCATCGGTATATTCTGTTTCTTCACCGGAATTATATATCTTCATAGCAAGTGCATGTGATGCGATACCGTTACCGTTACGGTATAGTACATTAGCAAAATCTTCCCGGCAATCCTTGTTTTCACAATGTTTACGGGCTACATCTGTCGCAATCAGCATCTTTTCAAAGTTTATCTTTTTCATAATCTATAATCGTTTTAATGTTATCCACAGTAGAAATGAACCCAGTAGGAGCCATCGAACATATAAATACTCGAAGCTCCATTCAGGGCTGTCTCTGATTTGGTTCCTCTATTATTGGCATTCATAAGATTCCCTCTTACTATTATATTCCTGCTTAACTCGTTCTTTACAAATACCATTTTACCCAAATTGGCGGAACTCGGCAGATATAAAACTGGGTCATAACTTGGAGAGGCATTGCTGTAAGTTACGAAATCATCTGTATCCTCAAGCGTATAAGAGGCTGGCACTCCGATTGTATCAATGCCTAATCTTCTCACCCCTATTGATACTCCTGCGGCATCTAATCTGTTTACTCTTACCGATTCACCGTTTCTGGCATTCAATGCCACATTTCCAAACGCCTTTATTGCATAAGTATCGAATCCAGCCTGGGCAATTATATCTACACCGATAGAATGATTACCATAGGCACTCAACCTTAATGCTGTCATTTCATCTCCACGAATACCGCACATTGCATTAGTGGAAGTATTCACTTCAAAAAATCTTCCGCCATTCTGTCCTATCCGCAATCTTGCAGTTGGATTTGATGTAATATTCTCAAGCCCGTATTGGGTTATCTTAAATGCACCGACATATCCGTTTCCTGCTGTTATATCTCCCGTAAAAGAGCCGTTATGACATTCGATAGAACCATCTTCGTGTATCTTTATGTTTCCATTGGCCGTAATTACTCCTTCCAGTTGAATATGCTGCGACTTTAACGATATTTTATCCGCCGACACATTAAACAGAGATGACACTTTAGTATTACCTTCTCCGCCTTTGTCATTGAACTCCGCCGCCGCCCAAATCTTGACACCATCCGCAGTGGTTAACCATCCTGCGCTCTTGCTTTCAAGATTGGATGTTCTTTCCGCTACCGCTTCAATCTTTTCATTGGTTTGGCTTAGCTGGGTTTCAAACTTTGTTATCATGTCCTCGTAGGCATTATCGGTCAACGCCAACGAATGTATGTATATGTCCCCTGTAAACTTCAACTCAAAATCGCCCGTTCCGTCCCATGTGCCGGGATACTCCTTCATTATATATTTTTCACCCGGTTCGAGCTGTTCGGTGAAATGCAGGTTCTGACCGGGAAAGCCTATCGTAATAGTTCCTGCTGTAATCACCTTGTATTTAAAGGAGATAAAGAACTTTCTCGGTTCTTCTCCTTCCTCATAAGTCGGCTTATTGGCTAAATCAGCATTGGATTGTTTTATGCCGGAAGAAAGTATGCGAAGCACGTTTCTATCTCCGTCTCTGATAATGGCAGCCATAGCATCCTTACGGGAGTAGAACTTTCCATTCACCAATAAGAATTTTCCGTTTACAGTGAAAAAGTGAATGTCGTTCTTCGCTTCCCAACCGTTCGTATTGGATGCGAATGCTGAATTGTACAGGTAGTTATCCTCTGCCTGTATCTCGTCAAGCACTTTGGAGATTTCCGAATAAATAAGGTCTTCCAATATCTGGAACTGGGTCATAATGTTTATGCCTGTTTTCAGGATAAAATCACCCATGAACTTGTTGCCTTGCGGGCTGATAACCGTCACTTCCTTACCCGCCATTGAATAGGAATTTATTCCGGCGTATTGATGGATACTTGGCGCATCATCACCATACACAGACAACGTTATTGCATTCTGACGCTTCTTATCTGTACGGTTACCGAGTTGTACAAGGCTGTCACCTTCCTGCGGTATGTCACTACCGGCATCACAGTCTGTCTTGCTTAAATCAATATAATCCTCGCCAACACCTACACACAAACACCAGTAATAACGGTTGGAAACATTCTCATAGACACCCGGTTTGATGTTAAAGTCTTGAAACCGTACCTGGTCGCCTTCTTTGAATGGGTTCTCAATAGCTGTTTCTCCATCATCCACCAAAAGATAGCAGCGCCAAAAATCTTCATGCTCTTCCACCGTTCCGCATTTCATTCCGGCAGCGGTGAACATATAGTTACCCCCTGCATAAGAGAGCTTCTTTATCTCCAGTTCAGAGAACATCGCTTTGATGCGGACAAACAGTTCATCTACTTCAATGTAGGATTTACCCGTCTTGCTGTCTACTTTGATGACAAAACCCTCACCGAGTGCACCGGAAGAAAAGTTCATTGATTGGATGTAGTCAGAAAATAATCCGCCTAAGAACTTTACTAAATAACTGGTTTGGTCTGGCTTGGTTTTATTTAAAAACAGCTTGTCACCAAAGGCTTTAATGATTGATTCCACTTGTTGGGTAGTCAATCCGCCACCGCCTTGCCCGCCTACAATAGAATCTATCTGATTCTGTATTTTTTCTAAAGTTCCTACAGCCTTATCATTGCGGAGAGTGATACCATATGTCGGAATAAGTCCGTCCCCTTCTTTTATCGTAAGGCTGTCAATGATAATGCTTCCATTGATGTTTAGGTCTTCATCTTCAAATAGCATCAAATCCCCTTCTTTTATGCTGTCGTGCAGTTCAGGATGGCGAGCCATAAATATTTCATCCACCTTAGGCTCATAGGTATATCTTACATAATCGTTTTTTGCAAGATATTCTTTGGAAGCTGTTAGCAATCTTTGGGAAGCGGCTTTTATGTATACATCCGGCATATCAATTCCCAGAAGTACAAATTTATCTCCGGCCTTTATTTTGAAATCCTTATATGGAAAATACAGATTTAATCCCTCATCATAGGTTCTGTTGCAGGTTAGAACCCACATATTCCCTTGCTTTATGGGCTTATCAGCATCTCCGAGTATTTCAAATTCACGCCCACCGCACATTCCGCTTTTCATGGATATGGTAGCAGTTTCCCCCGTCAGATAATCGTTTATGTCAAACCCAATATCTTTAAGATATATCTTGAATGGCGGGATAGTTTCTCCTTCTTCGAAGTATCCATCATCTGTAATTGCTGTATTATCTTTATTTACGGAATCGGCGGCAATTTCATCCAACGCCCCGGTGGCATTTACGCTTATTCCTGCATCTATTAATTGTTGCGCAGTCATTCCTTCCATTGAAGGGTATATTTCCGGTAGGGAACTGTCGCTTCCATCAAAGAATACCGAGCCTTCCCGTACTCCGATAGCATCTATGTTTTTGCTATCAAGGTATGGATCGAGCGTCTTTCCGGGAAAATCAGGAAGCATTAAGTTTTTAACGCCCATGTTATTGGGAACCAGTGCGCCGGAAGGTCTTTTGTATTTTCTTGGGACGTTATCGGTAAAAATACCTTCCTCTATTCGCATGGAAGCCCCTACTTTAACGTAGTTCTTGTCGTTCTCACTGTTCAGCCAAACGTTGCATTTTCCCAAATAGTTTGCCCTCTCCATTTTATAAGACTTCCCGTTGATTGTCACATCGTATTTCTCCATAGAAGAAATGAACTTCATTTCAAAAGGAAGTGTTACGACAGCAACGGCTATCTTATGCGTATTGGGAGTGTATCCATAATCAGCTTCCTCGATAGGGGCTATTACTATCGGCTTTCCATATACGGCATAATAATTAGTCGGCAAGTTTCTCGTACTACCGTATGCTCTTAGCCGAGTAATAATCTTCTGCGATGAATCCGCAGTCTTTTGTATGGAATACAATCCTTTGCCTTTTCCATATCCGAACATACTACCTACGGCAATTCCGGCTGTACCTATGGTTATTGTTCGCCCTCTTATGATAAAGTTTGCATTAAACTCGCTGTTTGCCAATGCGAGTGCATCCCATACATTTATATTACTTATTGATATGGACTTGTTAGCGTCGTTCACATATTCAGGATGTACCGCAACCGTCCATTTTTGTTCTCCTTTATAGATGCGGTCAAGGTTTACTTGTATCCTTTCTGCAAGGGCGTTAATATTTTCGGCGTAGAAACTGAATGTAGGTAGTGAGGAGTAGTGGATTAAGTTATCCTCTTTTACATAGTCCAGAAATTCACATCTCGTAAGCTCGTCTGCGAGCGAGTTGAAAACCACGTTCTCATACTTGAAAGCCTCTCCGTATGTATTCTTGGCGGCTTGCTTCAGTTCGGTAGGGTCGTAGTTTATTTCAAACCTTTCTTCACGATATGTCAGATAGTCTCCGACTTCAAAATCAATGGGGGTGGGGGACGTAACGGTAATGTTAACGGAACAAGCTCCCATAAACTCTCCGTTATATTCCAGCTTCTCGGCGATACATCGCTGAGTTTGCCCATCCTTGCTATATATTATAAACCGTCCCATTATACAGAAAGAATAATTTGTGTTTTGGGGTCGGTTACCCGAAATGTAATATTAAAAGTTACAACATCTCCCTCATCCGTATTACGAACGAAAAGGTCATGCTTTATGGATTTGAAATAAATTCCTTGCCTGCCTATTTTAGTATAAGTGTCATAAACCTTCAGTTCAGTTCCGTAACCATCTTTCCCAATCAGATAGTCCAGGAAGGCGATAATCTTTTCATTGGCCGCCCCCATATCCCCTTTATAGGCAAACTCTACGTCCATATCATAGGCTTGCATACAGAGTTCTTCGGGGAAAAAAGTGTCTTCTCCGTCTTGGTCTATCCAGTCTCTTTTGGGCAAATCCTTAATCTCTCCATATACAGTAAAAGGGAAATCCTTGCACACAATCCCCCATTGGGACTGCGTATCAATAACAGGACTTCCCAGTTTACTTTTTTGAAAATAGATACTGTAAGGTTTTGCCATGTGTTATTTTGAGTTTGTGTCGTAAAAAACAAAAAGAGCCAATCAACGGTATATCCGTTAATCAGCTCTTTGGCTTGTATTATCAATACTGCAAATATATGGTGTATTTTCTAAATAATCAAATAAAATATTAGAAAATTACCGTGATTTGCACGAAATGTCTGTATCTAAATAACGCTCTTCTGCTTTTTGATAAGATGTCTGTTTAGCGCTTTCAAGTCAAAAGGTTTTTGTGTAATGATAGAGTTGGTTTTAATGATTGTCATACTCTCTCTTCCTACTAATTTCATTATTTCTATTTTTTCATACTGTATGTCTCTGATTATTTTTGAAAGTCTATTCCTTATGGTGTTTATGTCCATAGCTCTACTTTTTTAAGGTAAGACATAGGGAAATGTCGCCTGATGTGGCGGTTAACGACAACACTATGCCTATTTAATCTTGTTCCAGTGCAACCGCCACGGAGCAATGGTAAGACAACGTTGTTTACAAAACAAACTTACGCATTTTTAGCTGTTGTTCAAAACATAGCCTTGCTATTATTTCATTTTTCTATTGATTGATAGAGCTATTCAGAAACTTATTTACGAAGTAGACCTGCCCTTTTCCCGTAAGTTTTGTCGTAATTGTAGTATGTAATACTCCGCCGCTACCTGAGCGTACGCCTTTCTTTATCTCGAACAATCCCTGTTCTACATATTGTTGATTCGGAATGTTGTATCGCTCTCCATGCTTACCTAAATACCCGTTTTCACGCATCCATGCAAATAACCTCTTTTCTCCGATAGGGTATCCATTCTGTGTGATAATCTTTGCTAATTCTCCGATTAAGCAAGAACTATTCGCTGATTGTACGGCATTGGTAAAAGCTATGGCGGGAGTGGCTTCGGCAACTTTCTGTTCTGCTTCAACTCTCTTTTGGCGTTCCTCTTTCAAATTCTGTAATGCTTGTATAGCGAAATCCGGATTAGCAAGTAGTTGCTCTATGGTAATATCTGTAGCATAGATTCCATACTTGCGTATTGAAGGTAACACTTCGCCACATACCCAATCTTGAAATTTTTCAGCGTCGGGAAGATTGCTTCTCATTATTAAACGATATACATCCTTTTCAGGAATATATATCATATTTACTCCACCAATGCCGTTTTCGTGTGGGTGAAACACCTTTTTGCCTGATTTACAATGCCTTTGTATGGCGTCTGCCGTATCAGAATATCCTAATGCAGCGGCTACATCTTTTGCACAAAACAAAGGTTCATTGTTTTCGTTCATTATAATTCTTACTTCTCCGAATTGTTCGTTTTTGAAAATCTGAATACTATTTTTCATAATGTTGCTTCTTTATATTAAATGAAAAGGGGAGCACCAGCCTAACCGTATAAAGTGGAAGTTTACGAGTTAGACCGATGTCCCCAAATATCTTTATCTATGCAGAACTTCCACAAACTGCAACTGTGATAGCTATCTTGTGGGAGCAAAGTTATTAAGCATTTGAATATCAGTCAAATGTTAATTATTCCCCTTTTAATCTTACTTTGATAAAGATGAAACAGAATGAAACAGCGTGAAATAAAATGAAATTGATTACATGATAAAAAAGTTACTTTATTCACTAATTTAGATGCTGTATATACAGTACTCTAATTAACGTTTCATTCTGTTAATTCAATAAGCGGATTATAGTTCCTTGTTAACAAATGGTAATTATTGTGATACTCATAACTTTAAGTTATTAAATAATTAATTGTGTAACAGACTATTCCTGCTTAGGTGTTAATCCCATACTTGCCATGTCAAACAAACGTCGTAAGCAATTTGCCGATAGCAAAACCTTCTTTCCTGATAAGATGTAGTCTTTTTGATGGATAAACCACTTCTCAATAAAGTTTTTACCCTCTTTTTCGTCGGCAAAAAATAATTGGCTTATTTCATTCAGACTGCACGGATATTCTGCTCCGGCGTTATGCTTGTTTACGACATTACGTACATATTCCTTTATTTTAGGGATAGGGGTGGAGTAGGTGAGCTTATTTGTTTTCATATTCTTTCCTTTAAATTATAATTTATCTATTGCCAACCCGCCAGCCGTATTACTGGCGGGACATCGTAACATGAACGTTGGTCGAAACCTCAACATGCATCTATGCTAACATGTGGCAATATATTCTTATTAAGTCTTCTAAGGTCAAAATTCGGTTTAGAAGCATTTGGGTTGCATTTTTTGACAGACATAGGAGATAGCATCCTCATTATTTCCAACTTCTCCTTCTGTATATCGAGTATAACTTCATCCAGTCGCTTTCTTAATTCTTCCATATTCATTTTGGGTATAGTTGTGGCTGTCGGGCATTGGAACCGACTGCCGGATGATTAAAATAGCGTGATTAGTATTTTCTCATGCAGACAACGAGTAAGGTTATAATGGATATAACAACGCTTATAATAGCCAATGTTAAATTCCAGTTTATAGGATTGTATAAACGAGGGTCTCAAACAGATATTCTTTTCCAAATTGAGTAAGACGTATATCCCAGACTTCACCATTAACCAAATATGTGCACCTTACAAGCCCTTTGTCTTGCAGGGAATGTGCGGTATGTGAATACCCTTTACGTACTACATTACCGGGAGCATTGGCAAAGTTCGTATTTAATATACGTATCACTTCCTTTTCTGATTTGGAAAGTCTTATTCGTTCCATAACCTCTCATTCAATAAGGTACATCCAACAAACAACGCAAGTAATGTAGATACGGCGGTAATCGTTGAAAGAACAATCAAGATGATGTCTCTCCACGGAATAGGATTTTTCAGCATGGGGTTGTATTCCATGTATGCCTTTCCTTTTATTGTAAGTTTTGCCATATACACTACTCCGTCTTCGTCAGCCTTATATGATACAAGTCCTTTTTCTTTCAGAAGGTCAAGGGTTGTCACAAATAGAAATGGAGAACAGTTCAATGGTAGCTTCTTGCCATTGATGCTGACACTTCTGAACACAGCCTTTTCTTCTTTTGACAACCTTATACGTTCCATAACCTACTCGTTTTCTGCAAATTTACTAAATAATACGCAAAAACATGTTATGCAGCAGGGTCAATTTCACCCTTAATCTGCTTGATGGCTCTCCTCGCATTCCACTCGTTTTCGTACAAGGCGATAATGAAGCGTCTGCCCCTTTCAGTCCATACCGTATATACATTGGTTCCTATCGAACCGTCCGAACGAGTATATGTCTGGGTACGGGTGGAGTGTAATCCCCAAGTAGAGTAGGGAGAGTGGAGTAACCATTGTCCCGATTGGCGATAGATAATTCCTGCTTCCTTTAGTTTCTTGTGCAGTTTCTCTGCGTCCATTCCTATCTGCTTGGCGATTTGTGTGCTCGTCAGAGTATTTACGCTTTGCAGGTGATTGTTGTAGTAGGTGACTTTGGGAGCCGCTTCCTTGATTTCCTTGTCTTGCAGTTCGATGGTGGCTTGCTGTTGCTCCGTTTCAGCTTCAAGCTGCTTTAACCGTTCCTCTCTTTTTGCAAGCGTGGCTTGTGCGATGGTTAGCGCACGTGCCATGATTTCTTCGGGAGTATCGTTTGGGACGGTGGAGATGTAGCCGCCAGTGGTTCGTACTTCGTGAAGGATTTGTTTAACTCCTTTCTTGAATTGTTTGGCGATTGGCTTGCGGGATTGCATGAGGACTTCGTATAATCCCCCTTCTGTAAGCATCCAAACTTGCTGATTTCCACCGGGGGTTACGAATTGTGTAACACCTTTCTCGTCATCATCTACTAAAGACAACATGTGAGAAATGTTGTTGTGATTAATAACTTCTGCTACATCTTTTGCACGAAACAGAGGTTCCTCAACTGTTCCGTAAACAGTGAATTGCCGTCCACACAATTCTGTTTGTTTTAGGACTTGAATAGGATTTGTTAGCATAACAAAAAAAATGCACCTACTACGAGCTGCTAACAAATCCATAAGATTAATGTCGGAGGCGTTTCCGCTACTCCACTCGGTAGGTGCAATATCTTTAAAGTATGATATTACTATAATATGTCTTGGCAAAAAAAATAACTCTATATGGTAGAGCCATAAGAGTTTGCCTCTCTTATGAACTTGTTAGCACTGCAAAGATAGATATAATCTTTAAAGATGCAAACTTCTTATAAGAAAATCAACTGTTTATGTGAATTTTCTAAGTTTTTATGCGAATATATAGAAAATTTTCTATTTGCCACAAGTTTGATATATTATAAAAGCATAAACATGTTACATAACATACCCAATATAATTACAACAGATGTTAATAAAGACGTATCTTTGCTGCATGTTTGAATAAATAATAAAAAAAGTAGTATGGAAGGTTTTATAATGGTACTTGTTTATATTGTCTCATTGGTATGGGCAATTCTTAGCATTATACTTTTCTTTAAAGTATGGGGAATGACAAATAGGGTAATTGACATTCAAAATCTATTTGAAAAGCACTCTAAGAATGTTGATGATAAATTAGGGGGGCTAATTGCAACATTAGAAAAGATGAAAGAAGCGCCAAAAATAGAATTAAATTCCAATAAAACGGAAATCAAACATCCGGAAGGTTGTGAGACAAATGTGGTTAAAAACACTACTATGAGTGTAATAAAGAGAAGAGAAGCCAAGGTGTTGTCGCAAAAAATAGAAAAGGAGATTGATAAATCTTCTAATGAGTTTAAGCAAAAATTACATAAGTGGCAGGTTTTAAAAGAAAAAGGTTTTATAGAACAAGCTATTGAAGAATATCAAGAATATACAGGTCTTGATTATGATGAAGCTGTTGAATTTGTTAAAGAATTATAATAACTATTTATGTTTTAATTTTAGATTAATATGAGCCAAGAACAACAGAATAATGGCATGTCAGGAACTGGTTGTGCGATACTTTTAGTAGGGATAATAGTTTTTGCCATTTTGCTATTTTCAGACCATTATATTTGGGGAGCTATTGTTCTCGGAGTTACTACTGCTATATCGCAAGCTGTAAGCAATTCAGATAAGAGAGAAGAAAGAGAAGAGGAGCGGAGGGAATTGCAAAAGAAAAAAGAATTGGAAGCCCAAAAAAGAAGTGAGAAAGAAGAATTAGAAAAAGAGGAAAGAATAAAAGAATACGGTGAAATATCCTATGAATATCAGTCTAAATGTCCGTATTCCAAAATAGAAGTGTACGAATCAACTCAAGTCGTATATCTTAAATACGGAGAAGAAGTATGGATGTTTAATTTTTCTGACATTATAAAAGTAGATATATATGAAGATGGGAGAATTAGCTCATCTATTACTTCTACAAGTGGAACATCAAAAGCTAAAACTTCAAGCATGATAGGTCGGGCAGCCGTAGGAGGTGTGCTTTTAGGTGGTGCAGGAGCAGTTATTGGAGGAGCTACTGGTAAAAGAGAACTTGGAGAAACTTCTACCACAAAAACGCAAGAAGTAGTTGTTTACTCAATGGTTATAACGATTAATAATTTATCAATGCCAACTATCCAAATAAAAGCGAAGTATGAGGAAGCCAAAGAATTTATAAAAAGAGTAAGCTCCGTATTGTCTATCATAATAGAAAGGCAGGATAAAGGGACTGACAACAATACCAAAATACAGATATTACATGAGGGGAATGAATATTCAGAAGTAAATATTGATATATTAAAATTGCTATCTGATACTTATGGGGAAGGTAGAATAAAAGGGTTACCAAAAGCTCTTGAATTATACAAAGAAAAAATAAACAAAGATGGTTCTAATTTTACTGAATATTTGGAAGAATTGGTTATGTCAGATGATGAAATATTATCAGACAACGAAAAGAATACACTATTGTCTGATATATCCTTTGTAAAACGAATGAATAATAGATAATCTTTTTATTGTGAGATTGCATATCCCCGTTCCTCATGGTTCGGGGATTTTTATGTTTTATATGTAATAAAAACACTACAATAAAATTGAATTAATATAATGTTTAATTAAAATTAAACCTTTAACTTTGCCGCACATTAATTAACTAAAACACATGCTTTATGAAAAAGTTTTTGATTTTATTATGCTCTGTTTTCTTGTTTTCATCATGTATGAGCATATTTTCAAGCTCTAAACAATCTATCACTTTTATGGGAGAGAACGGCACAAGGCTGTATGACGGAACTAATAATGTGAAATTGGCAGAAATAAAAGAAGGTGGCTCTGCTACAGTAAAAATTAAGAAAAAACTGTCAGACAAAACGATTATTGCGAAAAAAGAAGGTTTTAAGGATACACCTTTCGTTATAGAATCTTCGTTTAATGCTAAATCTTTGTGGAATATATTATTTTGGCCAGGTTTTTTGATTGACCTCGGAACGGGGAAGATTAATAAATACGACCCTGTTATTTACAATATAGAAATGGACGATAAGAGTAATTAATAGCAATATCTAAATAAATAATAATGAAAAAGATTTTATTTTTACTGGCAATGCTGCCAATGTTTGTTTTTAGTGCGTGTTCGGATGATGATGATTTTGACTATCCAATGGAAACCTTATACGGTACATGGGATGTGACGGATGTAAAAGTAGAGGGCAAATGGTATGACGTGACTACATACCCATATACAAGGTTTGGTATGTCTATATCTTTCAAGTCCGATGGTTCTTTTTATGGTAGAGGCTATTTAGGGAACGGTAGCGGTACATATAAGGCATCAGGAAATACTATTGTTACTTACTTGGATGGCGAAGAATATATAAGATATACGGTTAAATCCTTGTCAGGTGACAATGCTGAACTTACCATGTCAATGGATGGAGAAAGTCTGGATATTAAGGCTGAAAAGCAATAAGTTAAAATTGAAATAATTATTCAAGTCAAGCGGAGTTTTTTCGCTTGACTTGTTTTGTATTAGAGAAACTATTCTGCATGTATTCTTTCAATCTTTATTCCGTGGGCTTTGAGGTATTCTGTTAATGTTATGGTATTTATTTTTAGAAAGTCACAGATACTTGGTAGCTTTTGGAATAATTTACCGTCATTTTGTGATTTTGTTTCTTCTGTAAGAACACTTATGCCGGCTGGCATAATTTTATATTGTTCCTTGTGATACATGCAATATATAATAATGCGCCCATCGCCAGATTTTAGAAACTCCTCTTTTTGCAAAACATACTCTTCTTCCGTAAGTTCATTTTTTAGTAGCCTTACACAAAAATTATTATCAACAAGGTTATGGAACTTCTTAGGAGAGGGGAGAAAAATCTCTGTAGTGTTTACGGCATACTTCACTTCTTTTAAATAAGGCATAGCTTTTATTGCAATACCTTGCGATGTATATATAGCTTCCTGCTGAATAGCATCTAATAAGATGATTTCACCAGTCTCCAAGCCTTTCTTAATGAAATTAGTTAATATTCCATTTATATCTAATGGCAAATAGTATCTTGCCATTGCTACCAACGAACAAGTATCTATTACTATTGCCATAATATTTTTTCAAATTTCTCAGGTTTGATATTTAGACGCTTGCAAAATGTCATTTCATTAACAATTCCCTTAAAATAAGCATACTGCATGGATTTTAAGAATAAGGGAGAAAGAATTGGTTTAGGTGACATCCCAAACCTTTTTTCTTTTTGTAAGCTTCCTTTTTCTTTGCGTTCCTGATATTCCCGAATAAGGTTGTTTTTAATTATATCGTATTGATTAAAGGTCATTTTTTTATCAATATACAAACGGGTGAAAATTGCCAATTTGCTAATATGTGTTTGATTGCTTATATTGGCGATATAATCCATATAGTAATCGTTGTCCGCATTTACTTTGGAAATGATTTCTAATTTCTTTGCAGCTTCTCCCATTATAAAGTAATATGCAAAATCGTTGCACCATTTCTCTACAACGTTTTGTCGGTTTTCAGCATCTATATTCGCTATATCTACCTGCTCTACTTCTTCTTTTCCAAGCATATAATGCCCGAGTTCGTGGGCAAATGTAAATATTTCCCTCTTATAGTGCTTATGACGCTTTAAGACTATCATATTAGGCTTTAAATAAAAGCCATCAATATTGGTTTTTTCTTTTTTATTCCAATTTTCAATATATTCAAACACAAAAACATTATGCTCTGCACATTTATGAATCATTGCTACGAGAAATTTCTTTGTGTCTTTAATATCCCCCGGATAGAAGTAATTTCGTGCAATACGGGCTATTTCAATGGGGTTATCTTCTATTGAATAATGGGTTATATTGGGGTGTATATTTAATTTTGAAAGTTTATTGTAAGCGTCAATAGTCTGTTTTAATGTTTCAAATCTATGTATTGTACGTATAGATTCATTATTTAACTCTATTCCAAATTTACTTTTTCTGAAAAGTATGCTGTTGCTTTTTGATGTAGTTAATGGAGAAAAATCTGTGTAAAACTCTAATCCCTTATCAAATATTTTATCTACTTTCTTTAGTAAAGACAAGTCTATCACATTGCAGAAAATATTATCTTTTTGGATTTCTCTTTTTCTTCCCTTGTTAAGTATAGACAATAAAGATTCTTCCGACATTCTATATAATGCCAGCAAATAATCTATGCGTTCTTTATTTATCTCTACTTTCATTAGTTAATTATATTGGAATATCAGCGTTCAAAAATACAAAAAACTATTATATAGTTACTTGTTTCCTTTATATTTAACAAAGAAGAATAGGGTTGTTTGATAGTGAAATTTTAGTCTTAAGACTAATATATAAAGAGTTAATGTGTTAACTTATAGGGAAATACGACTTTAAAAAACAATGTGTATTAGAGAACGTTATAATAATATGCTTTTAAACATGCAAATTTTCATTAGAGGTATATATTATATTTAGATTTTCACTATTTTTGTTATAAAATAAAGCGGCTATATGGATAGTAACAACTTAGAAAACAGAATTGAATTTAGTAAGACACTCGCCTTTAAAGTAGATGATGATATGGAGGAAAATGATACTACTTTAATTGATTGGAAGACAGAAGCCATAATAACGGGGTATACTTGGGCGTATTGTATAAACAAGCCATTAGGGAAAACAAAAAAAGATAGCCCGTTGAAACCTACCAAGTGAGCTACGTAAACGCGTAGCTTTTCAGTTTGCAACGAACTATCTTTTCTGATACAAAGGAGGTTTTCTTGTATGGTTATATACTAAACCAGGAGAGAAATAGCTAAAGGATTTATAATATGAATGATGTAAAACGAATAAAAAACATTACAAGGAGCCGCCAAACAAGGACTAAAGGTGATAGATTAGGGTGGGCTTTAAGAAATGAGGTTGAACATCCTCCCTTGCGTGAAATTGTCGGAGAAGGAAGAATTGTTAGTGACTCTTGCTGCTTTATTTCAGCCTCTACGAAAAGAATTATACAATAAAGCCAGACATTAAGTCTGGCTTTTTCTTTGCAATACATCACCTTCGGCTTCTACGGTACAATCCTCTCCATGAATATAGACATACACTGATGCTATATCCTTTTGGATAACATTTACTTTTGCCCGGTCGTACACATTAATGAATACCTTGCAATACTGAGAGCAGTCAATGGTAACTTCACTGTCATGGCGCACATAAACATCACATACGGAAAAGCCGTCGAATAGGAGAGTGCCTTTGCAGTTCCCGTTCAAAACAGCTATTTGTGGTATATTACGTTTCTGTACATCTTCATCCACGAAGATACCGTTTTTGTGAAGAATAGCTTTGTCGAAGTTTTCCTTTATGAAAGTGTTGGTGGGATAATTGTGTTTAATAGCAAAATCAATCCCATGCAGCCACTTGTCAATCAACCCTTGTTGGTCGGGAGTTCCCCATGCTTGTTGCCACGGCTGGCATAAACCAAGTGTGATTGCTTGGTTTAGTAATGTTCTGCTTAAATCCTTTTCGTTCATAACGCATTATATTGTCAATATTTAACGGAAATAAAATCCCTTATCTTTCGTTAGCTTAGCTGAATGTATTTCATTCCTTAGTTCGGAAACCTCATTAAGGATTGCTTCATTACTGTCGGCGGTTCTTCTTGTATTTTCTGTAATCATACTCAGTTGCCGCAGTTGTGCTTCTGCTATAACATTCATCTTGGGAAAATCCTCTTTGAAAAACCTTTCTTGTAATGTCCGTTTTATACTTACATCGGCACGGATACTGTTTAAGTAGGAAGCCAAAATATTAGCGGTGTCTTCTGTTATGTTTTCCTGTATCCCTTTGGAAAGTGTATTTGAGGCACTTGTCTCTTCAAGGCTTATTCCCATTTTTTTTGCAGCGGCATTTAGATAATCCCATATCTTTTTTGAATCAGAGATTGTGCCTCTAAGGCTCCCAAGTTGTTGCATTAGCCCGGCCGCCTCTTGTTCGGTTAGATTGGTTCCCCCCGCAGAACTATCCGTAAATATACCCTTGTCTCCAAACAGATAATCCCTTAGACTATTCATCGATTTCTGTATGACATTTGCAGAAATCATCTCCTTTATGACATTGCGCATAATATCAGCCACCGTATCATCAAAAGCCTTTGCCGCATCTTCTCCGTTGGCAAATGCATTAACTAAGGCTTCTGATATTTGGTCTGCCCAACCTTTTATGCCTATACCAAACTGCTCACTTGCCAAATCTTCATAGAAGTATTTGATTTGTTCGCCCAACTCGATATACTGCTGTCGGTAGTCCTCTATTTTAGAACTGTCAGGGTCTTTTTTATCTGCCTCTGCCTGCGCCTGTTTTATAACCTCTTCTCTCTGTTTTTGAAGATTGGCAATCATTTCTTTGGATTGACTTTGAGTAACAGCGCCCAATTGCCGTTCAACGATAGATTGAAGATTTTTGTAATCATTAGAAAGCTTCTTCACTTCCAATTGGGAACGCTGAATTGCTTTGTCAAGCTTCTTGTCATGGGCTTTGGCTATACTTCCTATAATTCCGGTAATACCACTGACGACACCTGTAGCCCCCTGCATGATAGCCATCGGGTTGCCGGAAGATATACCAGCGAAAAGGGTAGCACCGCTTTGGGCGGTATTCAATAATCCACCCGCAACTTCTTGCACAGTACTTAGAGTTTCTCCCATACTGTCATTCCCTAAGGCATCAAATGCTGACCCTAAATCTCCCAAAGTGCCGATAAGAAGATTAGCCATGTCGACAACATCTCCAAAGCCTACTTGAACTTTGTCGGAAGCTGCATTTTGTTCGTCTTGTGCATCAGTAACTTCCCTTTCCGCATCAGCTAATGTTTTTAATTTAGGAGTTAATTTATCAACGACTTTAGTCTGATAGGATAAACCGCTATCTGTTTTCTTGGTTTCGGTATGACTTGTTTCTGAAATACCGGTAGTAACTTCACCGCCATTTTGAATAAACCCAAGCTCTTTTTGAGCTTTTTTCAGCTTTTTGGTGGCTTCTGCATACTCTTTTATGCCGTCTGACAATGTTTTGAAAGGGTTTCTGCTTTCGCTTTCATCGCGTAGCTTTTTTAAAACATTGACAAGCTCCTTGAACTCGTTAACTTTTAAGCTTTGTCCGGTCGTATTTTTAAACTCTTCCAGGTTCTTGATTAGCCTATCAAGAGTTGCAGAAGATAGTCTATCAAGGTCATCAAAGGTCTTAGCCCAGTCTTCCGAACTTTTGAATTGTTCAAATTTGGTTGATGCAGCATCTTCGCTCGCTTTCTTTTTCCTTTGCGCTATAAGTCTATTTGTGGCTTCTTCTCCTAATTGCCCTCTTTGGCTTTCAATATCTGCTAAGTCCTTTTGAAGATTACGTTCAATATCCTTTATTTTTTGGGCATAATCTTTATAATCCTCTATCATGCCTAAAAGATTTTCAAGGCTTTCTGAACGCATCTTCTTACTTTCCTCGTTGATTGATTGGTATAGCTTCAGAATAGCCCCTTCCCCAAATCGCTTCTTTACATCATCTTCTTTCATGGCAAGCACATCTGTAACAGAGAATTTACTGCCTGTTTCAGCAAGTGCTTTAGAAAGCTGGCTTCGCAAATCATCAACCATGCTTTTAAATGACACTTCTCCACCAAAGGCTATGTTCATGGAAAGAGATTTGTTTCCGGAAGCATTAAACAGCTTTTTGTATAAATCCCACTTTTCTCCGGTTTGGGAAATATACTTTTCTATCTCCTTTAAGGTATTATCAACTTCTTTCTTTGCGCTATCAATTCCCGCCTTGTCAATCTTGACACCAAGAGAAATGTATAAATCTTCCTGTTTTTCTTTACTGCGGTCTAACTGTCCTTGAATGTATTTGTAAGCTTTGCTTGGGTTGTTCAAATCTAAATTAACACCCTTCTCATCAAAAACAGATGAAAACTCGGATATGCCTTTTACTCTTTGGGTAGCCGCTTCATCTCCTTCTATCTTTCTCCATTTCTCATAGCTGGAAAGGGCTTTTTCTATAAGGTCGGAACGGTCTTTCCATTGTTCAGCGATAGGGTCTTTCGTGTTTTGGGTCTCTTTGGTTACACGCCCGAATGTTTTTAGTATTTCATCTGTGGCATTCTTTAACAGCTTGGCTTTGTCTATACTTTTACGAGTTTCTTCATTCCATTCACCCTCTTTTTTAGTCCATTCGCTAAGAGTAGAAGCCGCATCTTCATTAGCACCGATTATACTTTCTATATACTTTTGAAAACCTCCTTCTGCATCAGGCTTTAGCCTCTCAATATCAAATTTCTCGTATAATTCAGTTGCTTTTTTGAACCAAGCTGGTTCCTTCCCTTGCTGCCCTCCTTTTGTGCTTGTATATGTTTCATATGTTTTTAAAGCATCATTTAATGCTTTTTGAGCTTGTTCTAAAACTTCCGTTTGGGACTTTATTCTTTTGTCAATATCACCTAACTTAGCAGACCCACCGGGCAAAGTTGCCACTTGCCGCCTTTGCATTTTTAGCGCTTCAAGTTGCCTTTTGGCTTCATTTCTATTATTGGTAGCTTCGATAACCACTCCTGCACTTTTTATTTTTTCTCTTTCCCTTGAAGCGGATACTACTTTTTGGATAGCTTGATATTCTCCCTCTAATAGAAATTGCTCAAATTTCATATTCTCAAAGACGGCTGGATATATTTTCTGAAGGTTTATATATGCTCTTCTTTGTGCGTCAATTTCGGTTGTCTTGTTAAATATTTGAGAAATATATCCTTTAGCTTTATTTTCTTGCTCTTTTATATTTTCTATATTTTTTTCAAACTCAATATTTAACTCCCTTGTTTTTTCTGAAAGGCTTTTTGTTTTATCTCCTAAAGCCATATATAAACTTACTAATGTGCCAATAGCGGTAATTGCTATTACCCAGGGATTGGACTTCATCGCTGCATTTAATGCCCATTGGGCTACGGTTTGCGCTTTTGTTGCTGCTGTAAGTCCTTTTATAGCTCTTGCCCTGTTTACAATGGTTTGAACAGCCTCTATTTTTAGGTTTGCTTTCTCAATGGCATTCACGGTTATCACAGCCGTCTTGTAAAATCCATAAGCCCCCACAAGCGTACCAAGTATAGCTGCAACAGCTTCCCAATGTTCCATTAACTTTGTAAGCAAATCCAAACTATCTGAAAGCACGCCACTATTGCCTTCCGCAATGTCAGCCATCATCACATCCCAAGCATCCTGCAAGTTGCTCCATTTACCAGCAAGGCTTTCCGCAAGGGCTTCCTGCATGTTGTAGAATTTTCCACCTTCATCGGTCAGCTCCCAAAGGACATCTTTTACCATTCCGAAACTAACTTCTTTCCGGCTGATTTTGTCGAATACGTCTCCGGCAGAAGTTACCACTCCCGTAAGTTTAGTGAACCGTTTCGCCAATTCATCCACCAAAGGAATACCCGCTTCTGTAAACTGCCTCAATTCCTGCCCACGGAGAAATGCCGCACTACGCACCTGTCCGTACGCCAATATGATACGCCCCATATCGACACCGACACCTGCGGAAATATCGGCAAGTCTCTTGGTTGTATCATAAAGTTCTTCATACGGAATACTATACGCAGAAAGCTGTTTGGTATATGACGCCAATTCCTTGAACTGAAACGGAGAAACTACCGCCAAATCCTTGATACGGTTGAATATGGTTTCAGCCTTCATACTATCTCCGATAATGGAAGTAAGTGTAATGCGTTGCTTCTGAAACTCTCCACCAATAGTATATAATCCCCTGACAAAACGCTCTATGCTATAAATGGAGTACACATTGGCGATTTGGTTTTTCAATTCCCCAGCTATCCGTGATTGAGAAGACATGGTACTGTTCGTCCTCTTCATTGCTGCATTGTGTGTATCGGAAGCCTTTGCAGCCTGCATTCGGGCAATTCTAAGCTGTTCAAGGGCTTTTTGAGAGCTGGCGTAAGCATCTGCACGTTTCATTTGGGTATTTGCATAAGCATCCGCACGGATTGTTGAAGACGCTGCCTGGGCAGCTCTTAGTAATGCTTCGGATTGTTCACGCCCCCTTTTAAGACTTGCATTCAGCTGCTCACGTTCCTTTTTGATACTGGCATCTAATTGTTCTCGTTCCTTCCTAATGTCTTGAAGAACCCTCTTGTATGTCGCATCAGCATCCATACGTACTGTTGTTGCAAACCCTTTAATTCCCCTTAATTCATCAGAAGTCATCCCTTTCCCCTTGAATGATTCCATGAAACTCTTAATACTTTCATTATCTACGCCAAGCTTTACCTTGTAGGTCTTGTTTTTCAACAAGGCTTCTGCCTTGTCTTCAATTTCCTTTACATCTACCTTTAGTCCAACCTTTGCGCTGGTCGCAATGTGCATGTTCACAAGTTTTTTCTTGATAGCTTCATACTCTTGTTCTGTATAATTTTTCAAGTGAACGCCAAAATTCAAATTTCCGAGGTCTGCCATAGCTATTTACCCTTTCTTTTAAAAATAAATCCTTTACAAGTTTTTTGTTTACCTGATATGCAATAATCAATGTTTCTACGACAAATATTTAAGGTTTCAGACGCTTCTTTAGAATTCCTGAATTCGTTAATAAATTCCCCTTCTAACGTATATTGTTGAACTGGATGCGCCATAGATATTCTTGCTTCTGATATTTTTTTTCTTATTTCTGGCGTATAGTTTATAGGAGTATATTTCCTTCCAATTAATTTTTCTTTCTGTTCTTTTGTCCATTTATATCCCAAGCTATTTTTATTCCCAATATGAGATAATGACATTTTTCTTCTTGTTTCCCCAGAAAGAGTTTTTCCTTTTTGAGCTTACTGCGATTTATAGCTGAAATTGGATTAGAATAATTTTCGGGGCGAGTGACCCATCTAAGGTTCTCAACACGATTATTCATTCGATTTGTGTCTATATGGTCTATTTCTGGTTTATTATTGGGATTATCCAGAAATGCTGATGCAACAAGCCTGTGAACAAGGTGGCTATTAGCATATTTCCCATTCCAATATTTAATTACTAAATATCCATTCTTCGTTTTCTGAGGTTTTAGTAATTTGCCACTACGACCAATAACCCTCCCTAAATTAGAGACCTTTATAGGTCTATCTCCTAACATTGTTTCTTTCCAAACTTCTTGGATTATAGCCATGTCAATTATTGTTTTGTGTCTTTTTTGATAGCGTTAACGCCGTTTACCATAAAATCATTAAGGGAAACTCTTTGTCCTTTCATTTCCTGCTCTTTTCTCTTTGCTTCCCACTTCCTTTTTAATTCTTCCATTTCTTTGGCTGTATGCGTTTTCTTCTCTGCGTCTACTTTGTCATATACCACAATCGGGGCGTCACACATCAGAAGTTCATATTGGGCGCATGTCAATACCCAATCCATATACCAATTAGGGATATTAATCATTCCCCAAAGAAGAATTAACGGACGTGTCAGTTCCGGGTGTTTTTCTCCGTTTGCGAATGCTGCTCCTGCCGAAGTTCTTGAAGGATACGTTCTGCTTCCTTTCTCGTCATCGTCATTATCGTGTCTCTCATTCCGGTCAAGAACATGGTAGCATTCAAGTATTCCAGTTTCTGCAATTCCACTTTTTTTTTACCAATGACAACAACATCGGTTAGCTCTGTATCTGTGTACTTTTTCCACAGCATACGCCAATATATCCAATGGAAAAGCCTTATCTTCCACCAATTATTCAGAATAATGAGAGAGGCGCATTTGGCAGTGACTTCATCCTCGCTTTTACAGGAATGCAAAACATGGGTGAGCTTTCGTATTGTTCCACGGTGCAGCCATTTTATACCGAACTTTTTTCCTTTTATCGTAACGTAATCTACGCTGTTCTCCAGTACATCATCAAGCGTTTTTTGTTCTGATGTGGTAGGCTGATTTATTGTTTTATCGTTCATGCCGTTTTTTATGAGAAGTTGAAAAAGAAAAGGCGGCGGCAATAATGCGCACCGCCATGTTGCCTAAATAGCAGAACCTTTCTGTGTGACTTCTACTTGCCCAAATTCTGTGGGAGTAGATATGTTTACAGTAGCTGTTCTTTCGGACTCTCCGCTATTTTCAGTAACCTTGACCGTTACCACTCTCCCGCTGACAGATGTTTCGCACCAAGTTTCTGTTGATGAAGCGGAAACGGTGCTTTCTTTTGTTGTAGCGGTAATGGTCTGCCCTGTGTTATCTGCCGTATTAGAGAACGACAGGGAAGTAGGAGCTACGGTCAGGCTGCTTTTTTTTGTCAAGAAAGCGATATTGTCGTCCGAAGATGCGTCTGATACCGCCCCATCCTCAATTTCAATGGTTCCGCTCAATGCAAAACCGAATGGGGTAGTGGAAGCATTTTCAAACAAGGGACGCGCGTAAATAGCCATTTTCTTAACAAGCAGACATTTTTCGGCATCATCACTCAGTAGGGCAAAACCGACATTCAGCTTTTTATTGCTAAGTGTAGCGGAAAAACCGGAATAAGCAACTCCGTTCACCATGGCATTTGAAATATCATTGGCTTCTCCGAGGAAATACTCTACCAGTTCCTTGCTCATACTCGGAACAGTGGCAGCAAATGTAATATCACCCGCAGTACTTGTCACCGCCCAGTCTGCCTGCAAACCGTGTACTTTTGTACGGTTTAACGTCGGTTCTGCTTGGGATAAGGTAAGCGCGTCTACAGTAACGGGCAAATCAAAATCCGGTTCTACAGATGCAAAGTCTGTAATGCCCCCTTTTACCAGCATAATGGATGAAAGTCCGCTGAATACGTCTTTCAACTCTTGTTTTGTTTTCATTGCCATAATCAATAGTTTTAATCGTTTTTATTTTATATTTATTTTATCACAAGGTCAGCCCTTATCAATGTTGCGCTGAAACCTAATCCGTCACTACCTTTCAAGGTCAATTTAGGATTGGAAGCTGTAATAGCTTTGTCGCTTATTGGGAACAGGGAAAGAACTTTCCCTACAAGACTATCCATTTTTCCCAGGTCTTCCGCTCCGCCTTTTTTCTGTCTTACATATATTTCAATGGTACAATATGTACGAATATTACCAAACCCGCTACCATAGGTCGTTGCAGATAATAATCCGGGTAATGATACTACGATGAAATCATTCATTTGCTTGGCTACGGCTGCGGGGCGGTCGTTGGTAAAAACGCTGTCGCTAACTGTATTTGTCGCATCAAATAGTGATTTCAACGCATCCTTGTATTTAAAATCCTGTTCGTATCCCATAGTTAAAATGATAATTCATTTGGCGCATAAGTTATTGGACTAAAAGGAGCCAGTGATGAGCTGTTGAAAGTATTTTTTCCAATTAAGTTTGTACCACTATTTTTAACAAACTGATATGCGTCACTCATAACAATCAGTCCCTTTTTGCTTTCCAAATATTCTGCATAGTGAGTTCCTACTACAAATACAATACTTATTCCTTTAGCGATAGGATTATAATAACTTTTCAGAAATTCAATTGATGCTTCAAATCCATAGTAATGAGCATAGCTTTTGCTATCTTTGGGAGCTCTGAATTTAGTATTCTTGTCAAACTCTCCGCCAACCAATGTTCTTCTTTTAGTAAATTCCCTATCATAAGGAGTATCGTATGTAAGGAGCTTTCCGTCGTAGTATATCCCCCATGCGATAGAACCTCTTGTATTTCCAGTGACATTATGATATGTTCCTGTTTCTCGGATTACATTGCTTATTTGGGAAGCTATTTTTTTAGCTCCCATAATAAGAGACTTCTGTATTAATACATCCATCTTTTTCTTTGCCTCTTCCAAGACCTTAACATTATCATCCATAACCTTAATTTTTAGCCATATTGAAATACAATGTAGTCCCCATTTCAGTTGCGTAACAATCCGTAACAGTACATGCTTCAAAAGAGCTACCGTAATCGGTTACGTCCACAAGGTCTCCCGCAAGAATACCTTTCACAAGACCGGGAATGTCTATCGCATAATCACTTTTTATCACATTGCTTTTTGTGAATGTCCTTAAGCTGGAACTTCCGTACTTGTTACATTCTCCTTCATACAGCACAGTTTCGCTTCCCTCATCAAAAGATGTTTCTCCGGAAATACGATATACCTTGCATGTATGCGGAAAACGTGGATTGTTTATTTTCATAGCGGGTATCTCTTGTTCATGTTCATGCCTAAATTGATAATCCTGATAGATGATTTCCGGACATTCTCTCCATACAATGCGTATATGTCATTAGCCATCTGCCGAAGGTTGCGCTTGTCATAAGCGGAGCTTTGTGTACCGCCTTCTTTGTGCTTCCATACGCCATTGGAATCCTCTACGCTTCCTGTTACACTGGGAGTACTTGCACACCACATATAAAGGTCTGCCCGGCACAAGTCTTTTTGACGCTTTTCTAATGTTGCAACATCTGTTCCGGGCGCAATCTCCCTGTCAATCAATATTGTATTGATAGCACTATCTGTAACTTCAAAACCAACACAACCACGAAGATAAGCTTCAATGGTCGTGTTAGCGATTGTATTTTGAGAACCATTCATGGTTATTGGCCTTTAACGTCCAGATAATAGAACCAACGTACCTTGTTCGGAACAACCAAACCGGTTACTTCCGATTTAATTACCTGTGTCATGGTTTCGTCGTTGAACACCTGTCTTATCAAAGTACGACCGCCATCATATAAGGCTGTGCGTGCTCCCGGAGTTTCCATAAAGACGGGACGGCCGCATTGTACATCTCCCAGTGATTCATTTGGAACGTAGACAAGAACACCTTCTTCAAAGCTTTGCAAGTTTTTGTATTCCATTTCTTTGGAAGTCTTGTTGAAACTTTCCACAACGGAAATAGAATCAATAACTCTGATTTCCGCACCAATACGCGTTTCAATGAACGCCTTGATTGTGTCGTCAGGCACAAGGTTGGCAAAGGAAAGCTGCATGTTCTTATCAGAAATATCCGGACGGGTTGCAACGGTGTACATCTGACGGAAATACGGCAAACTTATCAAGTCTTCAAATGTTGTTTTTGAACATTCCCAGTGTCCGGCGGGAGCAAAATCTTTTTCTTCTGAATCCCGTCTTACTTGGCGCATAACCCTGATTGGGTCTATTGTGGTTCCGACACCGGTATTTTGCGAAGCCGTACCATTTGGTTTCTTGTACCATACAGAATTCTTAATGTTTTTCTCAGGGACACCAAAATCTATGGTCAGGGCTATTCCAAGAGGATTGTTGGAGGCATTGATTACGAGTTTCCCCTTCTTGGATACTACTTGATTTCTTTGATAGAGGAATGTATTGTAGTTACCGCCGAGAAGGTTATCCACTCCATTGAACAGTAGTTCCATGATAGTGGATTCTATTTCGGGAGTGGAGCCGCCGATGGCGTCCATCAACATCATCTTCTCCCTTAAAATCTTTCTGCTCAACGTAATCTCATGCTTGAAGGTTGGCAAACCGCCCATATTCAAAGACAGCCCGTCGGTTGATTTGGTAGCACCATCACTGTCAATGTCTACATAGGTAGCCAATGTGTATGGACGTATTGTCGCTTCAATCTGTTCATATGTAGGATTCAGAGGGATATTGGGATTCAGTGGGAATCCCATTTGCGAGAATGTTTGTTCTGCATTGTATTTCTCTGCGAACATGTCGTTAATCCACGATTCTAAGGGCTTATTCCCGGTATATCCCAATGCGGCAAGTCCCCTTCCTACAATATCATAAAATTCTTTATTTCTTGTATACATATTACACTCCTTTCTTATCCATTGGATTCACGCACAAACTCAATCATAGGAAGATGGGCTTCCATAGCCGGAAGTATAGTTGCCCCGACCACTCTGTCTGCATAAATTCTTCCGTTTCTCACCACGGCACAAGTAGCCAAAGTGCATCCTTCAGGAATACATACATCTTCAAAGGTTAAACCGTTGACCGTTTCGGTTATGTCCTTCCACTTACTTTCGGTAAATGTTTCCGGGGTTCCGATTGCCGTTTCATTTTTGTAAATCTTACCCGCTTGTTCCACAATATCGCCTACCGCATAGGTTTTTGTGGTCTCGTATGCAGGGCCTGCAACCACTACCACTTGCTGCCCGGCGCCCATAAATTGCACAGGAGTGCCTGCTCCGATTACAGTGCCGGCCGGATATTTGGTATGGTCAATCATACCACCACCCTGATACAACTCCCTTACTCTCGACCATACTGGAAAATTACCGCCAATTCCCGCTTGGTATTGGCTGATGGTGTTGAAAGTTCCTAATTGTCTCATTTTTTGTCAGTTTTAAAAATGTGTTTGTTATTTTTTACCAGGGAGCTTTCCTTGCGCTCTCATGCGTTCTTTGAATGCTTCACGGCGGCTGTTGGTCTGTTCTTCGTCGAGTTGGGCAAAATTATTTAATGCCGGAGATGCTCCATCTCCGAAGATAGCCTTGTATCTTTTTTCATAATTTTGCTTGGCTGCATTTACAATGTCCTCCACCTTCATGCCTTCTGTGAAATTCACGTCTGAAATGGCAATGCTTAGGATTTCATCGTTACAGATGTTTTTCCCACCGTTTTCAATTTGAGATTTCAATTGATTCTTTGACGCTTCTTTTAAAGCTTGGATAGATGCGGCGTTTTTCTCCGCTTCTCTATCTTCTTTCAATTGCAAAAGCTCCTTGCGCATCTCTTCTAATTGAGCGGTAAGGTCTCCCTCTTTAGTAGTTTTGCCTTCATCGGAAGGCTGCTGAGGTTTGTAGTTTTTCTTAAAACTCTCAACTTGTGTTGCGACATCATGATTGTACTGTCCTTGTAGTCCTTGCAAGAAAGATGTGGCCTTGCTATAATAAGTGTCATCAGGCTCCGTTCCTTCTTCCAATGGATTTAATTCTATGTACTTCATTAATGTCTGTGACGAAAGACTGGTTTGTCCTAATCTGGTCGTCAGTTCGGATAAGATTTGTTCTTTCTCCATCGTGTTTTAGTTTATGTTATAAAAAAAAGAGCCTATCAACGCTTTGTGCGCCAATAAGCTCTTAGGCTTGTATATGCAAAATTACTATCCTTCTATTTTTACACTAATAAAATTACGACACCTTCGGCATACAGTTCTAAATAAAACGCTTCCACGTATTATTTTTACATCTGTAAGTTTTTGTCCGCATATGGGACATATCACAAAATTTCCTTTTTCACTGGTCTGTTTTTCATCCAGCTTGGTGTCTATCTTCATCATATCACATGATTTAGTATTGCAAATATATAGTATATTTTCTAAAATACAATGCTTTATATTTATTTTTTAATGGAAAATATTAGAAAATTTATAATAAATCGTATATTTGCATTATATATAACTCATAGAGCTGTGATTCAAGCCGGAGTGTGCGGATTTATACTGCATACGCCGGCTTATTTTTTTATGGAACACGACAATATTGTATATACTAAGGGTGGGAATGGTGTGCTTACTTACGCACAGGTGGAAAAATTAAGAGAGTATGGAAATCCACTGAATATAATCGCCCAAAAAGGATGCCAGGAGAAATTCCTTTCATCCCCGGCGGATATTACTATATTTGGTGGAAATCGAGGCGGCGGAAAAAGTTGGGCTCTACTCATGGAAGTGCTTAAGGATATACAAAACCCCAATTTTGCAGCAGTCATTTTGAGAAACGAAAAAGAGGACTTGAGTAATATGGTTAATAAGTCCTATGAATTATTTTCCCAATTTGGCAAATACAACCGTTCTATTTCGGATATGACTTGGAATTTTTACACTGGTGGATTTCTAAAGTTTTCTTATTATGCGGATTCATTTGAAGATTTTGTAAAGCGCTTTCAAGGGAAAGAGTTTTCATTCATAGGTATAGATGAGATAACTCATTCCGATTATAATAAATTCAAATATCTTATAACGAACAACCGTAATGCTTACGGCATAAGAAACCGTTTTTATGGAACGTGTAACCCAGACCCGGATAGTTGGGTACGTAAGTTTATAGATTGGTGGATAGACGGCAACGGCAACCCGATACCGGAAAGAGATGGAATTGTGCGCTATTGTTTTATGGATGGAGACCGTCCTGAAGATATTTATTGGGGGGATTCCGTAGAAGAAGTTTATGTACAATGCAAGCACATTATAGACCCGTTACTAACTCCCGGATTGGTTGCAAAAGGATACGACAAATCGGCTTTTGTAAAAACTGTAACTTTTATCAAGGGAAAGTTGGAAGAAAATATCGCTCTCATATCTTCCGATCCGAACTATCTTGCTAATCTCGCCCAACAGGATGAAGAATCGCGTGCTCGTGACCTTGAAGGTAATTGGAACTTTAAGGCTGCCGGTGATGATATTCTTAAGATGGAGCACATGGAACGATTCTTTAATAATTCTTCTCAATATGGAGATGGCAAACGTAGAGTTTCATGTGATATTGCATATGAGGGCGGAGATAATCTTGTTTTGTGGTTTTGGATTGGCAATCATATAGAGGATGTATATGTTAGCCGGGACAACTCTAAACGCACGGAAGAATGCGTTGCTTACAAGCTAAGGGAATGGGGAGTTATGGAGAAGGATTTTGTTTTTGACTTGAACGGCCCCGGACAGGATTTTAAAGGGAAATTCCCCGATGCCGTAAAGTTCAATAACATGGCGGCTCCTATTCCAGCGACGAAGGCAGATGAAAAATCAATAAAATATATCTATTCATCTTTGAAATCGCAATGTGCAGATATTCTTGTTAAGAAAATAAAAGGTGGTGAAATTTCTATCAATCATGATTTGCTGTCTCGAAAGTTTTCCGGCAACGGTTATCCGGAAATGACACTTTATGATATTCTTATGAAGGAACGTAAGGCTATTAAAGATGCGGAAACAGACAAAGGATTTGCCTTGATAAAGAAAGATACCATGAAAAAATATGTTGGGCATTCTCCCGACTTTATAGAAGCCATTATTTACAGACAGATTTTTGATATAAGAAAACAACACACTAAACCCAAAGGATTATGGAGAATATAAGTACACGACAGATTATGGTACGCCGGCCATTTCGGAGAATATTGCCAAACGGATACAAACAAGCAGCGGGGGTTATATCTGGCAGCTTGTCTGTCAATGAACCTTTAGACAATCCGACATATCAGATAATAACTCAAATGGATTTTTTAAGGGAATTTGAGCCGTCTGGGCATGCTATAAATGACCCATTGGTATATCCGGACAGATTAAGACAAGACCCTGAAACAAAGGAATGGTTTAGAGAATCCGTTATCAGATGCGCTTTTGCGTTTCAGAGGATTATAACAATCAAACACTTGGTGCATCTTTGTGGAAACGATATTCAATTTGAGATGGAAGGGGATACCGAAAATGAAGAAGTAAAGGATACATTTTTTAAGTTTCGGACTGGATGGGCTGTAAAGGACATGGAGATAGCATGGTATGAAGCAGCAAAATCCGTAAAGATAACGGGAGACGCAGCATTTGTAGGTTATCTCCGAAAAGGAAATTTCTATTGGAAAGTCCTTTCTTTTGAGAAAGGAGATACGTTATATCCTCATTTCGATAATGTCACAGGAGAACTTACATTATTCGCCCGTTCCTATTCCGATTTTGACAATGATGGAAATACAGTTACAGACTGGCTTGAAGTTTGGGATGAGAAATATCTTCGCCGTTTTAGAAAAGGGAAAGGCGCGTATAGCAAAATGAAGCAAGTGATAAAGAACTTGTTTGGATTAAGCGGATACGAGCTTGTATCTTCCCAGGAGCATGGATTTACATTTATCCCAGTGGCTTATTACAGAAATGAAGCCGGCGCTTGTTGGTCTCCTTCACAAGACAGTATAGAGCAATATGAACTTGCTTTTTCGCAGTTGTCACAAAATAACACAGCTTACGCCTTTCCTATTATGTATTTCAAAGGCGAAGGGGAGAACATTAATATAGAGGGTGGGATTGATGGAACTATAAAGTGCATATCAATGGGGCCGGACGATGAAGCTGGGTATCTTAACAAGCAAGATGTTTCCACTGCATTTACAAAACAGCTTGACACTCTCTATAAATTAATTTATGAACAGTCTTTTGCGGTTATTCCACCGGAAGTAAGAAGCGGTGACCTTCCAGGCGTAGCCATAAAACTTCTTTATTCTCCAGCTTTTGAAAACGCCATGAAAGATGCGCAGGAATACAACCATCTCATTGATGATATGGTGAAAATATTCACTTATGGCTATGGAGTGGAAACCGAAAACCTTATTGACCTTCAAAATTTGAGCGTTTATGCTTGGATAAAGCCTTATATTCATCTGAACGAATCCGAACTTGTGCAAAACCTTGCAACTTGTGTTCAAAACGGCTTCTTATCCCGGCAGACTGCAAATGAGCAAATTCAGATGTACAGTAATCCTCGTGACTGGGATAGGATTATAAAAGAAAAGAAGGAAGAGCAGCAGGCTGACCTTCTTTACGAATTGAAATCCCGGCAGACATCCGCTACAGATAATGAAGTTGAACATAATCCGGCAGGAGACGATAAACAATGAAGCAACCTACACAAAAACAGATACAGGACGCAAAAGATTTTATAAAATTACGTTTGCAGGCTGAAATATCTATGCAAACCCATTTAGAGGAACTTCTTGTGCAAGCGGCAAGAGAGATTATAGATATATCATTCAAGTACGATATTCAACCCTCAATGTTTCGTTTCTCCGCAAATGAAAACTTAAGGCAGGACGTTAATGAAGTACTCCGTAAGTTGCGTGAGTTGATTTACGATTACACGGAAACCCTTTCTGTATATGATAGGAAAGAGGAAAGAGACGCGATTGTAGATTTTATAAACCGGAAAGACCACGGAAAAACGTTATCAGAGCGCATCAACATTTATTGTAACCGATTTCAGTACGAGGTGGAAGCTGCCATTGCAGCCGGTCTGATAGCCGGAATTGGAAAAGATAAAATAAAGGATAGTGTAAGGTCTTACCTTAATGCACCCTATGCGAGCCCTTATTTTAAGAGTGCGGTCGATAATGGCGGAGCTTCTGCCACACGTATTAAAACAGATGGCATAAGTTATGGGGTAGGAAAGTCTAATTCTGCTTACAGCTCGTTAAATACCCTTACCCGATTTGTCATAGGCTCTGCATGGATGTGGTTTTGGGGGATTGAGCATAAAAATAAAGGATATACAGGTTTCTACTCATATCGTGGGAGCAGCTACCCATGTTCCTATTGTGATAGCATGGTCGGGTATCATCCTATTCCTGACTATCAGAATCAATGGCATATAAGATGCTGTTGTTATTTTGTATTTGTATAACTAAAAATTATAGTAATATGTTGAGAGGAAAAGAGGAACAGATTTCATTCAGCCGAGGACTTAGTGGAGAATGCAAGCGCTCCAGAATAAGCTTTAAGGAAAAGGCTTTTGCTGACCTTATTGCTATGGGATGGAAAGATAAAGATGCTTATCTTATTTCAGGTCTTTATAATCCTGTATATTCATCTAAAGTAAACGAAAAAGAGATGAATAAACTATTAATGGAAGAAGAACGGTTCATGACTTATTTAACTTCTATAAGCCGGAAGATTCAACGAATGCAAAAGGCCGTTGAGAAAGAAGCGGATTTTCCGGTTGATAAAGTTAGCGATGAGGATATTGCTTCCGAACTATCAAAGGGAAACCAGCTTCGTAAACTTATCGCCGCCCGTAAAAAGTATGACGGGAAAGAGGGATGCAAGGAGTGGATAGACCTTACAAAAATGATAGCCGATATTACGCAAATCAAAAAGGATGAAATAAAGGAAGAAGATAATACAGTCCATTTCTACCTGCCGCTTTCATGTAATAATTGCTCCTTGTATCTTGCTGCTAAAAAGAAAGCCGGGAAATAAATCCCGGCAGTTGTGTATCCTTCTAATCCTTAAACTTCCCACTTTTCACTTGCCAAATGCAATCAGCAGCCCATTGAACAAGATACGCCCTTGCCTCTCCATTACTGAAATTAAACCCGCCCAATTCAAATGAATCGGATATAAAGTCTGTGATATGGCTTGCTTCGTGGGCGGCAACCCCAACGGATAATCTGTCTTTTCTGAATATTCCGCAAAATATACCAATCCAACCGCTTTTTTATCGCTGACAGGATAACAAGTCGCAATAGTAAACGTGTTATTCCCTAATACTTCTGATGTAAAATCAGTACGCTCCATTTTATCAGTCAAGGCATAGAATTTATTCTGCATATCTCCCAATGATGGGTTAATTCCTACCCACAATCTGAATGGGTATATTGTCGGATTAAACTCGTGTATTTGGTATTTCTTCTCCAACATGGTTACTAACTTTTAATCGAAATACATTACTTTCTGACCTATACACACCTTAAAGCGGGAAAGCATCTCTGAATATTGAGTAATGTCGTTAGGATTCCTTTTGTTGATGAAAGCACCTGTACGCTTATGGTATCTGATACAAGCATTTTCGGGCGATTTAGCCAACACTTCTTTCTCGTTACTGAAACCAAACAATAATTGTTCTCTGTGCGATACCTTGTACCACTTTACTTGGCTTCTTATCTTTCTGAAATATTTTGCTTTCATGGTTACCTCTCCAACTCTTTTTTCATTTCATACATCTGCCTTTCCTCTTCAATAATTTTGGCGTCTTCTTCGTCAGATATAGGTTTAGCATCCGCACGGTCAAGGGCGCTCCCGATTGCCTTTAATACATCCACTTGCAGCTCTACATCAATGCAGTTAGCCACATACTGGACGTTGCGCACTATAAGCATTGGCAGATTGTCGACCTTATCTTCTATAGGAGTATTATCCAGCAGCATAAACATCATGCTTCCCGCCCCATATTCAACGGAGAAATCTCCGCTTACTGTTGATACCTTAATAAAAGGCAAATCACCTTTCTTGTACTTGACAAAGGTCATGTTTCCGATTTGCGTCTTTCCGAAATCCATAGTTTATAATATTTAATTAAGTAAATCTTTTAATCTTCATTCAAGAAATCATCGTCCGAATATTCCCAGCCTTCAAACAGCCCTGTCTTTGCTTCTTCCGCAATATTGGGGACATGCCTCATAAAATTGTTGCCAATATCTTCATTTCCGCACCATAACGTATAAGCGTTGCTGTACCCTTTATCTGCACGTTTCTCGCGCGCATATCCGAGGGACAGCATGTCAAGCCCCAACTTTCTTTGAGAAACCGGAACTGCACCGTTCTTTTTGCAGAACCGTTCGTAATTCTTGTATATCTCCGAAGATGTCAGTTCTATGGGACTACTTCCTTCAAATTCTTCCGGCTGGCACTCTTTATATTTGAGATATTCCGATATACTTCCGTCTACAAGTTTTCCATCTTTCCCGGTAACAGTAGACCGTATTCTTTCCAGTTTCAAATCAATCTTCCCACCCAGGTTCTCAGGCATTCGCCAGTTATTCTTTTTTAACTCACAAAGCCCCTTTACTATCCATGCCATTATACCAGCATATTCCGGCTTCATCCTTTCCGCAAGCATAGTATCTCTCTTTTCCATCGGTATTGTCTTGTCAAAGTTCAGTACGAGAGCACGGCGTTGCATACTTTCATCATCAGGGTCGTCCCGATTAAGAAAGTCTTTAGGCTGCCAACGGTAGTTGGAGTTACACAGCATGATAGGCGGTCTCTGCATCATTGTGATGTTTCCGCCTATTCCCCGACAGGCAATCGGTTCTCCACTGGATATAGCCTTGATTATACTCATATCCTTAAAATCCCCGCGGTTGCTTTCCGTGCAATACATAAGTCTTTTCTTTGACATGGAATAAGCGGCACGCAGTTGCTCGTCCCCGCCTCTTGCAAACTGGCTCATCTTGATGTTGAGTATTTCATCTTCCCCGAACATATCCTTCAGAACCCTGTAAATAACGCTTTTCCCATTTGCCCCCGTACCCTGCAATATAAGGAAATACTCGAAACTGATATTCTTCCTGTTAACAAGACAAGCGCCGAGGAACATCTGCAATATTCTTCGTTTGTGCTTCTCCGGCAATACTCCGTCCAACTCTTCCGTAGGTATCCAGCTCTCTCCAAGAAAGCTTCTCCATGTAGGACAGTTGAATATTTCCTTTCTGTCATATTTGAAAGGATACATCTTTACGCAGTCGAACTTAGGAGAATGGGGATAAGTCTTTAAGGTATTCATGTCAACCACGCAATTAGTGAAGCACATAATACTAAGGTCGGGTTGCAGCTCATGGTCTCTGATAACATTTATTATCCGGTTCATGTAAGCATACATGTTTTTATTGGTGCGGTCACGGGCTGCAACACCCATTTTCTCAAGCCACCTGTCTACGGCGTCATAAAGCACGTTGTAGTCCATATACTCGTATATCTTTCCGGTAAACACATACAACGGAACGCGATAATCGGCAGTGTCTCTCGTCACCACGCCATACCCTTCCCGGAATAATTCTTCAAGACGCCTACCGTATCTGTCTATACGTTCCGGATTACTCGTAACCAAAGATATGTCCCTAAATGTAGGGGCGTATTTATCACAATGCTGTGACAGCAATCCAAGCACATAATCCTTTAATTCCCTTCTGTTCATTATATGTCGCTAATTTTGTGTCAAAAAGAACATAGCTATATCTGCTATAGGCGCATTTTATAAAAATAGCCTTTTTCTTTTAATTATTAAGGCTAAATACATATAATCATGTTCTTTATCTTCCTTATGCAAATATACAACTATCTGATAATAAAACAAGTGAATTTTCTAATAAATATGGGAAAAAGCTAGAAAATAAGCTATGAATGCCTGTTTTATCAGAAAATGCGGAGATACAACGGGGTTCTTGTTGTAAAATATCGTTACAAGTTGATGGAAAATAGGGGGAATAAAAAATTTTTAGGTGAGGTGACTACGCCCGAATACTTTACATAATATAGGGGTGGGGTGGGGACTGTTTGGCTGGGTGTATGGGCGCTAATTACTGTGTAGTAGTGTGTTACGGTTTATATTATCTATATAATATAAAGTTTTGATTTGCTTACATTTCCCCTACTATCCCATCATTGGCGAGAATTGGGAAATAACACAACGTAGCCGAAGACACCCGCTAATAATTATAAATAAAATCAATATTATAAATATATGATATAGATAATATCTATTAATCATCGTACTCCGTTAACGCCTTGTGTTTATATGTGTTGTCTATATGTTGTATTTATAATATAGATAAAATCTATTGGCTTTAAATGTCTATGTTTATACTTGTTGATATTATATATTTACATTTGTTAGTGCTGTGTTTGTGTGTTATAATTAGTTGATAATAAGGTGTTTGATTATATGTTATTTATGTTTTAAAGCATGTGTATTTTATGAAAATATTTTGCAATATCCTTTGCTGTTTACGATATAATTTGTATCTTTGTAATGTAAGAAAGGGATAGATATAAGGTCTGGTTCTTACAAGCGTTGTTTATATTATGAGATAAAAAAGGAGCTGCAAGTACGGCAATACTCACAACTCCGAAAGAAGGGAATAACCAAGAAAAGTACATCCCACTCCAACGAGGGCAAAAGTACTCATCTTGGTTATCACTTCCAAATTATCCTCTTTGAAACTCCGCTATACTTTGAATTATTAACAATTTAATATATATCATTATGAAAGCAATGAATTTCTACACTGCGAACGGTTGGGCTGGATCAAACTATGATAGCAAGTTATCTACAAAGGAAATCGCCGCAAAAGTTAGGGCGTATGCAAAAAAGAATTTCCCGGAGTTTAAATTCTCGGTTCGTTCTGAATGGAGCATGTACACGGATTCTATGTATATTGAGTTAAAGGCAGGCACTTGTATTCCTTTTATTGAAGGTTCCAGAAGTGCGGAACGTGGTTATATGTCTACGATGAACACCGTAAAGGGCTGGGAAAAGGATTTAACGCCGGAAATGTTTAAAGTGTTGGACGCTGTTACGACTTATGCAAGTTCTTTTCGTTACGATGATAGCGACGGTATGCAAGATTATTACGATACTAATTTTTATTTGAGTATAAAAGTTAGCGACGAATACCAGGTAATAGAGCCGAAAGTAAAGAAGAATGCACCGAAGAAGGGGCAGGAAGAAAGTACCAATGTAGTAGAACCCGTTACAGTTGAAGGTCTGGAAATGGTGGATTATTCCGAAAAAGCTATTGCGGTGTTCGGCGATACGAAAGCGATAAAAGAGCAGTTATTGGTAGAGGCTATAAAATTGTCGGAATCTGTTTCAAATACCAATATATCACAAAAGAAACGCGGAAAGAGTTTACAGGATATAATAGATCAAACACGCCGTTTAAATGGTCATGCTGGCCGCAATTGGTATTGGAGTTTTAAACGGGAAAAACTTATAAATAAGATATATTCGGATTATGTTACTAATATTCAGAAATTAGGCGCATTTTCGGATCCTGAAAAGAAATTTACAAAAGAAGAGTATACCGGTATAACTCCTACTGAAATTCCAGGTATTGTCGAAGTCGGGCAAAAAGAAGTTGCAATAAAGGAAGGCGATTTAATAGCATTCAAGACTAACAGCTTTCAAGATTCAGAGGTTTATAGAGGGAGTGTTGAATATAAAGAGCAATTAGGGTTTGTGGTTTTCGTGGATGGTGTGCAATATGAACTAAGAAAGGCGATAGATATTAGAAGGTTGCAGGATAAAACAGAACATCAGGAAAACGAAACGTACCCACTTGAAAATATCAGCTTCACTGAAACGGACAACCTTAACGGCGTATGCTATTACGACATTGAAGGCGCGGGAGTTATAACCAGCGCGAAAGTACGTGCGGATATACAGCCGGGCGATGTTTTCAACGTGTACACAGCAGAGGAGCGCAAATACATTGTAACCTACGACGGTGCAAGCCTGGAAAGTAGTTTAAATAAAGATTTACCCGGTATAATTGAAACGAATAACAACATAGAGGCGGGAACGTTGAGCGCTTCAAGTTTTTACAAGCCGATCCTTGAAAATGTGGAGCTCTACGAAAAGAAAGCAAATGACGAACGATACATAACGAGAAACAGCCCAAAAGGCGGTTATTATCATGTTATAGATACTTTGGATAATTGCCCGGTAGGATTCTTCCAAACAAAAGAAGAAGCCGAAAAAGAGGCGGAAATACTTAACGGGTTTACGGATGGTAACGGACGTTTAAAAAGTGTCGTATAATGTTCGGCGTTATGTTGCTTTTATTCGGCGCCGTGTTGTTCATCAGCAGCACCGATATAGAGAAAATAAGGGAACTTATAAACAACAGTAAAGAATCAGATAAATTTTGAATATATGTATTTAGGTTTTGTGCTTTGGGTAATCTTGCTAATTGTTATCTTATGGAATATTAGTCCAGCGCTGGTTATTACATCAGCTTTGATAGGCATTGCTCTTGCGATAGGGAAAACAAAAGATAATAAATCAGGTGAATAATATGGAGACTTTAAAGAACGTGTTTTTGAAGAAATACCCGCAATACGAGAAAGTTTTACGAGTATACGAAGAGGTTAATAAAGTAGAATGTACATTCGACAGCATAACAAAGCCGAGGCTGTACAACTTTGTTCAGGCTCTTAATGAAAGAGTAGCCACCAATAGCGCTAAAACCTATTGCGCTATGCTTAAATCGGTTCTTAATCTGTATAATGATGTATATTCCTTCCCGAAAGGTTTCGAGGTTATATTGACCTTGAAAAAGGACGCTACGCAAAGTACATGGTTAACGGACGACGAGATAAAAACACTGTTGGCATATAACCCGATTAACGATACGGAACGGGCTGTGAAAAACTGCTTTTTGCTCGGTTGTCTTACCGGTGCCAGGCATTCAGATTACATCAACTTTACGGATGATAATATAATAGACGGACGACTGATATACATTTCCCAGAAAACGAAAACAAAGGCCGAAATACCTGCGGCGCCTGCCGTGTTGCGTATTCTGAAGGAAAACCGGGAATATGGTATCAATGAACGAAAGGTTTCGGATGTGACATTTAACGATACGATAAGAAGTATTTGCCGCCGGTGCGGGATAAATAAGCGGATAAAACTATATCAGGCGGGTGAATATATAACCGGTGAAAAGTGGGAGTTTATTTCCTCGCATTCCGCCCGGAAGTCTTGCGCAACCAACTTATATTTAAGAGGTGCGGATTTGTATTCTATCAGCCGGATGTTGGGGCACTCCAGCGTAACGATGACCGAAACGTATATATGTTGTGGGCTGCGTGAATTGTCGGATAAGGTTATGGGGTATTTCAAAGGTTTTGAATAACATGTTTAAAAACATGCTTTATAAGACAAATCGCAGATTAATAAACAATAATTTTGCAAACAATAAAAAATAAGATTATGAAAACTTACGATGTACATTTCAACGACGCCAACGATTTTAACAACAAGGGTTTTAAGGAATCGTTCGAGTATTGTAAGGGGTATATAGAATCCTATAACGGTACCGATGAATCTTACTTTGCCGATTATAAGGGCGGTATTGTTTCAATTGTGTGTAATGAGAGTGGAGAAGAAGTCTATTCGGAAGAGGTAAAATAAAATATATCTCTATGGCACAAGCAAGTAAATACGCATATGATGAAGATAGTGTAAAGGCTATCGTTCATTGGGCTTTAACGGCTCAATTACCCACTCAAATAGAGTTGAGCGAATCGGAGAATATATTAGATGTTCAGAAGTACATACAAGCGAATATACACGATATAAACCAGCATTTTCCAGATCCGTTTTACAATCCGGCGATTGACAGGCTGTATCGGTTAAAAGAGTTTATGGAAAAACAAGAATGATTTTATAACCCAGTGGGTTATTTCGTTTGTTTTGGGTTGAATTTAACCCACTGGGTTGTTTGGGTTATAACTTGCTGTCCATCTTTTCAAATTCTTCCTGTACGGACTTGTTCAATACTTTGGCGTATATCTGGGTCGTTTTTATGTCTGTGTGCCCCAACATTTTAGCGAGATTTTCAATAGACACTCCCATATTTAAAGCCATTACCGCAAAACTATGCCTTGCCATATGGGAATGAAGGCTTAATTTGATTTTAGCAAGTTCTTGAACGATTTTCAGTCTTAAATTATATTGGTAATTGCTGATAGCCGGCAGTTTGAAATCATATTTTCTCAATATTTCCATTGCGGGTTTGAGAAGCATAAGGAAATACTCCTCTTGAGTTTTTACTCTTACATCCCTTATAAAGAATTTATTCTTTCTCTCTATAACCGTGCTGAAATCGAATTTAAACAGGTCTGCATACGACAATCCGGTAAAACATTGAAATATGAATAAGTCTCTCACTTTATCAATGCTTTCAGAAGCTATTTCTAAGCTCCGTATTTGATTTATTTGTTCTATGGTGAGGTATTTTATTCCTTCGCTTTTTCCCCTGTCGAATTTGAGCTTATTATAGGGGTTTTCTTTGATAAGCTCGTATTTTATCGATTCGTTTATGTATCTCTTTAGCCTTTTATGATAGCCGTGTACCGTCCAACATCTATTTGTATGCTATTTCTTCCATTCCTTGCATTGGAAAGTTTTTGTTTGGTCAAATCTGGAATCTCTTTGCATAAAGAGGCTCCGCTTATACCGACTTTGTCAAGTATTTCAAAAAACCTTTTTGTGACATCACCCATAATTTTTCACTTTTTATTTTGCGGTACAGAAAATATGTACTACATTTGTCGCCGTAATAAGTGCGAGATGTTACCAGACATTGATTAAACATTCTCCTTATGGAGTTTATATATGATTGCCTCGTAGTAGCTCGCACCTATTACGGGGCTTTCTATTTAAAGCCAGTTATACAATCGGCGGTAGGCTGCATAAGCAGAGAGACAGAGGGTTGTATTCCTAAAACTCGATACTGCGTGGGCGTGAGAAATCGAGAGGCGAACGAAACCGGAGTGCCTTCACAGCGACAAGTAAGCGAAAAGTCCGGGAAGATGGTAACTTGTTAATGCCATCCAGCTAAAAACAGCGTACTTTATACGAGCGATGACTGTTTGAATGCTGCTAATAGCCAAGAGGCGTAAAACCCTCTAAAGGGCGAACTATGCAGCATTCAGCACCTTTACCGAGTGAGACTTTTACTTAATAAGTTAATTATTAGATTATAAATACTTGAAAATATAATTTTAAATTATAGCTTATGAATGAACTTGTTTTTAAAGGTCAGAACGACTAAGTTTTAACTAATAGTCTATTAGTGGCTGAAAAGTTTGGAAAAAGACATGCCGATGTAATAAGAAGCATTGATAATATTCTTAATACAGAGGATGAATCACTCAACGCAAAAATGCGTTTAGCTTTTGTTTCAACGACTTACGAAGATGTAACCGGCAAAAGTAATCCAGCTTATATTATGAATCAAAAAGGTTTCTCTATTTTGGTTATGGGATGGAATGGCATAAAGGCATTGAAATTCAAGAATGATTTTTACGATGCTTTTGAAGCGATGGAAAAAGCGCTAAAAGAGCAAAGGAAACCATTATCCCAGCTTGAAATCCTTGTTCAGTCCGCACAAGCTTTGCTTGAACAAAGCAGGCGTATCGAAAATGTAGAAAAACGCTTAGATGCAATGGAACAAGAAAGAGAGGAAAACGGTAAATTGCTTTTGGCTGTATCAGTTTCATCAGAGAAAGTCCCGGAAATGCCTTTGCGTGACAAAATACGTCAGTTGGTGAATAAATATGCTTCAGCACTAATACGAGACAGCAAGATGTGTGGCATAAGATTTACGACCAGCTTTATTATCTATACCATATATCAATACGCAACTACAAGAAAATAAGGCGTGATGAGTCCAAACTTGAAATCGCTGAACGTAATCATTTTCTTGATAAAATATACACCATTATTTCAAACCTCATTCGAGAATACAAGGCTGCTTAAGTAGTCTATAACCGATTGTAAACATTTCAAAGACCAATTTTAGACCTGTTTTTTATGCCTTGGATAAATATGTTTTATAACATATAATTTTTTGTACTATTTTCTTTAAAGTACAAAATATATGCACTATCTTTGCGATGTTCTTAGAACGAAAGAACGACGGCAACAAGGCATAAAAAATAGAAGCAACTATAAAGCCGCTTATCTTTTGTTTTTACATCGGCGAATATAGTGTATTTTCTATATAAAAGCAAATAAAATGAGAAAATTTATATAATAAGTGGTATGAAAATAACAAGAGAAGATATTTTGAAGATAAAACCTGGGAGTTCGCTCAAGGTACGCTTAAGTGATTATAGGGCTTGCGATTCGGCGAGGGCTATTGCTTATAGAACTGCACTGGCAGACCCAAGGCCGGATGTGGAGAGGTATAAAGTATCCATTAATACGAAGACATGGGAATTAACAATTACAGCTATTAAAAAGTCATGACCCGTACAGAAGCAAGAATCTTAGCAGAAGAATTGTACAAACTTATGCGCAAGGATGTGAAAATGTTTGTAGAAGCAACGGTGGTAAAATGCTCTGATGAATGGGTCGGGGTAGGAGAGCCCGCCGAAATTCTTGGATGTTCAACAGGAACTCTTTATAACAATATATCTAATATTCCTCACACAAAGAATGGTAGACTTCTTCGGTTTAAAAAATCAGCATTGATTAAATATTTGGAAAGATGAAAACCTACGATTTAAACAGAGCCTCTCGGCTTGCACTTCGGATAGCCTTAGTTATTGCGGTAATGGCAGGATGTATATACAGCGGCCATGTGGAATACAACGACGATGTGTTATCCGGCATGAGTTCTGATAAGTACGACTTTATCAGTATCCAGATAAATGACAGTTCGCAGTCGGCGGTAGTATCCGAGTATATGAGCAACAAGCAGTACTACGACAGCCTCGACTATTAGAAAACATCTTCCCTCTTATCTCAGCCAGACAGAGTGTCGCCTCGGTTATTATTCGTGAAAGTTTAGTTATTTCCGGTCTGTGTATTCCGGTGGTGAAGGTCGCACGTTCGAATCGTGCAGAGGGAGCATTATACATAGTTCTTTGACATGATTAGATATATAATATAAGATATATTTCTGCGTAGGCACAGAAGCGAAGCCCGGACGGGTGGATAGTGGTGGGTGCAAGTGGAACGGAATTGACACCGATAGCAACCAAGGATAAGCCGATGACGGGCGAATGGTTGCAAATGTCTGATAGTGGTAAAGCCACAAAGTTGAAACGAACTTTCTTTCAGCCAAGAAAATCATCTTTACTTGTGCAAGTATGCGGGGTAGGTGTCCGTATCGCTGAAAGATACAGGTCATAAAGACAACATAAGCGTCCGATACAGTCTTAAATCGGTATAAAGTAGCGGTGGTAATGAAAGGCGGCCGTACACGCTTATTATATATACTCCCTTCCCGTCAAATTCGGGCACGCTGAAAAGCCAAACACGTATTGTTGCGTTGAGGGGAGCACTTAATATTGAAATTAATATGAGAGACAGAGAAGTTACTTTTGACGGAAAGAACCTTTCCTTTTACATTGACAATGTTCAGATTGTCAATGGAGAAATGCCGGATTCATATGAAATAAACGGTAAATATACAATTGACAATGAATCTTTAACCAGATTAGTATCCGCTTTGAAAAAAGATGTATATGGCGTGGTGAAACAGAAAATATTTAGTAGTTCCTATCTGGGCTGTAAGTCATCATATTACTATTGGATATATTCCCAAAATGATCTTCCGGAAGGAGTGGAAGATATGATTAATGCTCTTAACAGAAGGGTGAAAGAACTGGAAGGAGATATAGAGTATCATAACAGCTTGCCGTGGTATAAACGGTTCAAAAAAATAGAATAAATAATTCCCGTGGCTCTCAATAGATGTTTGAGAGTAGTAAAGCTACCATCGGAACGCTCACGGGAGCAATTATTCCATTATAAACCTAATGCTGTACAGGCAAGCGTACCTATTTATGAAAAAGAAGAAAAAATCAATCCGCCTTTCAAAGAAGAGAAGCGGATTAAAATCAAAAGGATGGATAATTTCAGAAGATGGTACAAGTTATTTTAAACTACCATCAAATCTGCATAATGAATCATCATTGCGCCCCGTCCAAAATTCCATCATAGGAGGTTTTGTTCACCAACCAAATGAATAAGGTCAAATTGCATGATATACCCGCAATCACTACATGTCATTGACAAAACGGGCTTATATGCAACCTTGTCTATCACAAGGCTTGTTCCTCTGCGTTCGTACATCATGTTTTGTACTTCATCGGTGTCGTAATTTAGGTTACCACATTTACATACCGGGAATTTCAACTCTTTTGGAGCGAGTTTTGATAAGGCGAGAGTTAGGTTTTCTTTTGAGATTTTCATAATTAATAAATTTTAAAATTCGACAATAGCAAAAGTAACAATAAAAAACAAAGGGCGCATCTTGTTCCATGATAATTTTAAAATTCGGCACTTTAAATTTTATTTGGTGTGCCCTTTATCTCCTTTTCCTGACAATGACGTGATGCCGCCAATCGAATTGGCTCAGGGGAACAAAACTGTAAAAAATATGCAATGTTGGTATTTGGTTCATTCACGAACCTTGTTTTCAGACATGGCAAGCCCCCGTTCGTGAGAATAGAGGCTTTCCTTCGGAGTTAGGACATGCGTTATTGCATTCCAGACTATAGATGAAGTATTTGTTTAGTCGTAGCCGGGCGGTCTGTGAAGATAGTCCGGTTTTTATTTGAAACCCACTAATAACAATTATATGAAAACATTTGAAGAATTAAAAGAAGAACTATTAATCCGCGCCAAAAATGCTGGCGCATGTCAAGCTGGCTATGCAATGGGATTAAGAAGTAATACAAAATCCGACCTGTTAAAAGCCATTACTGAAAATTGGTTTTGGGTTTTGAGGAGTGCAAAGATTGTCGATGCCAAATACCTGGAAGACAACTTCACGGAAGAGGAGTTATCGGAAGCCGGTATTTATATCAGGAATACCCATGAGGTTAGAACAGTCTCATTTGCCTGCGGCAGTGCAACGGTGAAAGCCTACGACAGTGCAACGGTGAAAGCCTGCGACAGTGCAACGGTGGAAGCCTACGACAGTGCAACGGTGAAAGCCTACGGCAGTGCA